GGCCGAATCCGCCTCTGTAACAGAGGGGTATATTATGGGAACTCCTGTAATAGCCCTATGTGGCAAGGTATTTATACCCTTCAGAAACCCTGAAAAACTAAGGGTTTGCCCGAGTTGCAAAGAAATTATGGATGCACTATTCTTGTAATACCAGAAATACTCGAATCTAAAAAGTCGAGGTATACTGGTATTCCAATCAATACTCCCCTACTAGAAACGGTATAACTACATATGTTCTCATTTAAATTAAATGAAGAGTTCGTAGCGGAGTACAAACAAAAAGAATCACCTTTTGGTTACAAAGATGCCGCTGGCAACTCTGTAGGCGAAATTACATTCTTGCGTACGTACTCTCGCAAAAAAGAAGATGGCTCAAAAGAAACTTGGGCAGAAGTTTGTGAGCGTGTAACTAACGGCACTTACTCAATCCAAAAAGATCACGCAAAGCAGAATCGCTTGCCTTGGTCTGATGCTAAAGCTGCTGCCTCGGCAAAAGAGTTTTTTGACTCTCTATTTAATTTAAAGTGGTCTCCTCCGGGTCGTGGACTTTGGGTTATGGGAACCAACATCGTAAACGTTCAGAAGAACTCAGCTGCTCTGCAGAACTGTGCTTTTGTATCTACTTTGGAAATGACCAAGCAGAACCCAGGTAAGCCATTCGCGTTCCTCATGGAGGCATCAATGCTCGGTGTGGGTGTTGGCTTCGATGACAAGGGTGCAGACAAGGGCTTTGAAATTTATAGCCCTGGAACTCCTCAGGATTATGATATTCCGGACACCCGTGAAGGTTGGCAGGAGTCAACAGTTGCACTTATCAACTCGTTCCTAAAGCCAGACCAGCCGCGCTGGGATTTCAACTATGACCAGATTCGCCCATACGGTTCGCCTATCGCTACCTTCGGTGGAACTGCTTCGGGTCCAGATCCGCTAATTGCACTTCACAACAAAATCACTAGTATCTTCGAGGGTCGCAAGGGTGAGCTACTTACCACTGTTGACATTGCAGACATTGGTAACCTAATTGGTCGCTGTGTAGTGTCAGGTAACGTTCGTCGCTCAGCAGAGCTTTTGATTGGTCGAATTGACGATGACAACTTCTTGAACCTCAAGAATGCTGACAAGTTCCCGGACCGTAACTCATATGATGCGGAGAGCCCGGGTTGGGGTTGGATGTCAAACAACTCGGTCATGGTCAACGTTGGAACTGACTTCTCGAAGATTATCGACGGAATCATCCGCAATGGTGAGCCTGGCGTTATCTGGGAAGACATCTCTAAGGCTTATGGCCGTCTAGGTGACCCAATCAACAACAAGGACCACCGCATCATGGGCTACAACCCTTGTGCAGAGCAGTCGCTTGAGAGCTACGAAATGTGTACTCTTGTTGAGACTTACCTAAACCGTCACGACTCGTTGGAAGACTACAAGCGTACTTTGAAGTTCGCTTACCTCTATGCCAAGACCGTGACCCTACTTCCTACTCACTGGGAAGAGACCAACGCCATCATGCAGCGTAACCGTCGTATCGGAACTTCAATGTCTGGTATTGCTAACTTCGCTGACAACAAGGGCATCCCTGCTCTTCGTACATGGATGGACGAAGGCTACGCAGTTGTAAAGCGTTACGACACTGTCTACTCGGAGTGGTTGGGTATTCGTGAGTCAATCAAGACCACGACCGTCAAGCCATCAGGTACTGTGTCTATTCTTGCTGGTGAGTCTCCAGGTGTTCACTGGACTCCAGGTGGCGAATATTTCATGCGTGCAATCCGCTTCGGAAACAACGACCCAATGTTGCCACTATTCAAGATGGCTAACTACACAATTGAGCCAGCCTCTGAATCACCAGAGACTACTTCAGTAGTGTTCTTCCCAATCAAGTCAGGGGCTAAGCGTGCAGAGCGCGACGTCACTATCTTTGAGAAGATGGCGCTCGCGGCAACTGCTCAGCGTTACTGGTCAGACAACTCTGTGTCGGTGACTATTTCGTTCGACCCTGAGACAGAAGCTAAGCACGTTGAGTCTGTACTTCACATGTATGACGGTCAGCTAAAAACTGTATCGTTCTTGCCATCTGGTAACTTTACTTATCCTCAGATGCCGTACACCCAGATTACTAAGGAAGAGTTCGAGGACGCAGCTGGTAAGTTGTTCCCTATCTCATTCGACGGTGTCTACCAGGGTCTTGGTGTCGAGGCTATCGGTGAGGCATATTGCACCACAGACGCCTGTGAAATCAAATTGATTGTGGAGAACCAGAAATAATTGGTAGTAATCAGTAGCGTCTACACAAAGACTGGCGACCAAGGAACTACTTCTCTCGGAGACGGGAGTCGTACTTCTAAGAACGATGCCAGACTTGAAGCGTTCTCAACCGTAGATGAGGCCAACTCCAGCATTGGAGTTGCCTTGTCTATGGACATTGATGCTGATGTGAAGGAGGTCCTGCTCCGCATTCAAAACGACATGTTTGATGTTGGGGCAGACCTCTGCACGCCAGTTATTGATGACCCTAAATATCCACCGCTAAGAGTTACGGAAGAACAGGTTACTCGCCTAGAGAATCTAATCGACCACTACAACGAACCCCTGAGCACTCTTAGAACTTTTGTGCTTCCTAGTGGGACTCCGCTAGCCGCTCAGCTTCATGTAGCTAGAACGGTAGTTCGCAGAGCGGAACGTCAGACTTGGAATGCTATTCACGCATTTGGTGAGGGAGTAAACATCACCACTGCCAAGTATCTCAACCGTCTTTCTGACTTACTATTTGTATTATCTAGACATGCTAATCGAGAGATCGGCGATGTCCTATGGGTTCCAGGTGCTAACCGTGAAAAATAAACTATTAATTGCTACCGGTATTACCGCAGCTGTGCTTGCTGGTCTGTGGGTAAATAAAGAGGTATCTACTCCAAATTCGAGCTCTGAGCTATCTGAAGTTGGCTGTGTAAATCTCATTGTTGACTATGGAGATCTGCCTACAGAAAAAACTCCTATTAACAGTTGTATTTCAGTTGGAAATGGTAACGCATTGGACTTAGTAAAGTCCATTGGAATCAAGATCGATGGTACAGACAAGTATGGCGATCAGATTGTGTGCCTAGTAAATGGGCTACCAGAGAAAGCTGATTGCTCGGATATGCCGCCTCAGGACGCGTACTGGGCTATTCTCGTACGTCGTCCCGGTGTTATTTCTGAGTGGGGCTGGGCCGATAAAGGTATCTCCGATTTAGAAGTAAAGGCTGGAGACTCTCTTGCCCTAACATTTACAGTTAACAATGAAGTTAGGTGGCCTCAGTAATGAGTACAATCGTATTGACCGGAGTTAAATCAATTAACCTGACTTCATTGACATATTTAGCAAATATTGCGGCTATCACTGCCATGCAGCTACTTGCTATATATGCTCTCTATCCAGTGGGCGTCTATGTTTGGCGTCTACTTTATTGCTGCTAAGAAAGAAGAAAAATGAGCGTAATCGTTTATAGCAATCCGAACTGCACTGCCTGTGAGCAGACCAAGCGTTTCTTGACCGTCAAGGGTATCGAGTTTGAATCTAAGATGATTCAAGATAGCCCAGAGGTGTTTGCTCTTATCGAGGAGAAGGGCTACGCATCTGCTCCTGTGGTTGTAGCTGGCACTGAAAGCTGGGCTGGATTCCGCCTAGATAAACTGAACACCCTAGTACACCAGGACTAATCATGCCTACATACCCATACAAATGTTCCGAAAATCCTGAGCACGAGCATCAGATGACTCGCTCTATTACCGAAGAAGAGCCAGAAACCCAAACTTGCGTAGAAGAGGGTTGCGAAGGTAAACTAGTTAGAGTGTTCACTGCACCTCCTATTAATTTCAAGGGTCAGGGCTTTAGCACTAGTCAAAGTTGGCGTTAATAGAGAGAAATAAATATGGTTGAGTTCTTCCCATCTGATTACCCCGATTTTATGGAACATGGAGAACCACCGTGTGCTTCTAGCTATCCTGACGCTTTTTTCACTGACGAGGCTCCTGAAGGGAACTTCCCTAAGCGCGGTGTATATTCAATGGAGCGCGAGGCTAAAATGACATGTATGGAGTGTCCGTACACTGCTCGTTGCCTAGAGTATGCTCTAAAAAACCCTGAATTAGTGGGTATCTGGGGCGGTACTACAGAAAATCAAAGAAAAGCTTTACGTAGAGGTATCCCCATCAGCGTTGGGCTACCTCCAAGACGCAATCGTTAAAGTACGATAAAATAGTATTGAGCTCTTGGGAGAGAGATGTCTTATACCCTACTATCTCCCGGGAGAAATTATGAATGTAGTAAAAATGATTCTCAAGAGAACCGTTGCTCTTGTAATCCTAAAAGTCAGTGCTGTTTTAGCTGCTGGTTCTATCGGTGGCGTTGAGCTTTGGCAGTCAGCCCTAATCGCGGCTTTCGTTGGTGTTATGGAAGTTGCAGAATCGCTAGCTCGTGCTTACGTTGTTGACGGTGTTCTTGACGAGCAAGAAATTAACATTGCTTTTGCTTCCTCTGCTGAAGCAGAAGTTGCTCGTGGCAAGAAAGAATCAGAACTCTAAAATTAGAGAAACAGGTCCCTCTGAGAAATCAGGGGGATTTGTTGCATTTACGGGGAAAGTTTGATACTATTTCTCTACAACAGTAGAAAGAGAATAAATGACTTTTGAAGAATGGCTAGAGCTAGGAATCAACAACGGTTGGATTGGTCCATCTGTGTGCTACACGCACGATGGTCTTCCTACAAGTGAAGCAGAAGATCTGGAATTTGAAGAGGGCGATCCTTGTATCCACATTCTTCGACTTTACGAAGACTTTGATCACAAGCGTGCTGTGCAAGAAAACCACTCGCCATCAGTTTGGCGTGCAACTAATCGTGGATTAGACGTATAATAAATACGTTCAGATAAAAAGGAGAATCATGGCAAAAGGTAAAGGTGGAGGCAGTAAGCCTACAGCTAAAGATGCTAACGACGATCGAGTAAGCATGAAGAAAAAAGCTTACAAGAAGCGTCCAAAAATTTTTGATGCAATTAAGCGTCGTTTGGTTACAAAGAAGGACTAATGTCTGTAAAGCTTGTAGCTTTTGATTTAGATGGAACCCTTGCACCTAGCAAGGGTTTTATCTCTTTGGAGATGGCGTACTCATTGAGTATGCTTCTATCTAGCACTCAGGTGTGCATAATCACTGGTGGCACCAAAAAGCAGATTCTTTCTCAGGTTGTAAAGAAGCTACCTAAGGGAGCTAATCTAAAAAACTTATCTATAATGCCAACTAGTGGAGCATCTTATCTAAAACTTGGTCTATTTGGTTGGAAGCCCGTCTACTCACTAAAACTAAAGAGACGTGAGATTAGAAGAATTAATCGAGTTGTAAAAGCTTCGGCTATCTTACTTGGTTACTGGCCCACAGAAAGCTATGGCAAAACCATTGACAATAGAGGTGCTCAGATTACCTTCTCTGGGTTAGGTCAGAAAGCCCCTGGGTATCTTAAGGATTCCTGGGATAAAAATGGCGATAAGAAGAAAAAACTTAAATCCAAGATTTCTGGGTACTTGCCTGAGTTTGAAGTTAGATCTGGTGGGTCTACCAGCATAGACATAACAAAAAAGGGTGTTGACAAAGGGTTTGCAGTTCTAGAACTTATCAGACTAAACTCTCTTAATACTGAAGAAGTAGTTTTTGTTGGCGATAGATTAGATAAAGACGGCAATGACTTTCCAGTGCTACAAACTGGAGTTAGATGTATAGAAGTAAAAAACCCCTGGCAAACCCTGGGAGTAATATCTGATTTGCTAAAAAGCTTATAAGTCTGATATAATGTACTTACAACTAAATATCGACAAACAAGGGGATGACTGGTTTCGACAGTTATTCTGAAGTTGGTGAAGCAAGCCGAGATGGCGGAGTCTCGTAAAACCGCTAAACAAAATAAATGCTGAATCTCGTTCTGCATTCGCTCTAGCAGCCTGATAGTTGTTAGACGCCCCTAGCAAAGCACCAGTCCTAAGTGGGCAGCTAGGTTTTAAATAAATAGGACACCAAAGCAACAGGGCTAAATCGCTTGCCTGGAAAAGCGAAAATATAGTGGTCTGGCAGGTCAAACACTATTTATATTCAAACTGCCTAAGCTTGTAGAAGAACAATGAATCCGTAACTGGACCGGGGTTCGATTCCCCGCATCTCCACCAATGATCACTAGCTCAACGGCAGAGCATCCGACTGTTAATCGGACGGTTCCTGGTTCGAATCCAGGGTGGTCAGCGCTCTAGACAGAGAGGCGTAAAGCGGTCTAGGTTCCATTTGCATGTGGGACACCCTCTCAACTATGAGAGACCATGGAGCTAGCAGAAATGCTAGGGTGCCATTGATCTACTGAATAGACCTCGGTTGCAAACGAACTATTTGGTAAGTCGCATATCGCTGGATGATGGGTCGTATGGTTCCAGTGGAGCTAAATGGGGATGCTTGTCAGGCTTCGCAAGAAGTACCTTCGGGTTCTCTGACAGGGCAGGTTCAAGACCTGCGTAGCTCGCAAAGTTAATGTACAAAACTATTTTGTATAATCGTCGTATAAACTTAGGATTAAGTTTGTATACTGGTATGGAAGCTTTCAAAAGACCCTCTTGGACAGAGATTAGATTCGAAAATGCCAAGAGCATTGCCAAACGCTCACGCTGTAGCCGTGCCCAAATAGGCGCAGTTATTGTTGATAGACGCGAACGGATCATTGCCGAAGGGTATAACGGTCCAGCTGCTGGATTAGATGTGTCTGGACAGTGCATGGAGTGGTGCGAACGTGCTCAGGGTAAGACTGGACTAGGTGCAGCCTATGATGGCTGCCCGTCAATTCACGCTGAAGCAAACGCCCTTCTTTATGTAGACCGCTGGTCTGTTGAAGGTGGCAGTATCTATGTGACTGCTCCACCCTGCATGGGTTGTGCCAAACTGATATCTAACTCTGGCATCAAAACTGTCCACTGCTTGATAGGCGAAGAGGATTACCACAGAAATCCAGAAACTGTTATGGAATACCTTGAAAAATGTGGAATAGACGTGTATGCTTATAACCGAATTACCAACGAAATCGAAGGAACCTATTATGGAAAATGACGACCAAATTAACGCAATCAAAGAAGCTAGAGCAAATGAGCAGATAGAAGCTGCTGGAGCTCATGCGGCAGAAGTGCACCACAATCTAATGAATGCACTTGAAGACCACTTTGAGTACGAAAAAGTGAAGAAGGACCGTAGCCGAGCTGAGATAGTAAAAGGCTACCTCCTAGAGGAGTGGACCTGGCTGACAACCCTTGAAGATAAAGTGAATGCCGAGGAGGATGTCCCTGCTCCAGACCACTGTGCTCACGTCGACCCCCTAAACCCAACCGTCTGGATTGGGATGTTAGCTCAGCCAAATAAGCTTTATTGTATGGAATGTGCTATAGACCAGGCAAACAAAGATGTCAGCACTGGTCAAGAGCTTTGTGACCGTTGTCACACAACTAACGAAAGCGGCGAATTCTACGAGTTTGTTATGCCTATCGTAAACATCCAGTTCATGGGTTCTATCTGTAAGAGCTGTCTAGACAAAGTCTAAAGTAATGGACGCCCCTAACGACCCTGGAAAAGCCCTACTCTATGCCCGCGTTTCTACGCAGATGCAGGTAAACGATGGTGTATCTCTAGATGTTCAGGAGCGACAGCTTATAACGGCTGCCGAGTTCCACGGGTTTACTTCGTATGAAGTTATCCGAGAGGAGGGCCGTTCCGGAAAAAGCGTTAAGGGACGCCCTGTTTTGCTGGGTGCTTTGAGTGCCCTGGAACGAAAAGAAGCAAACGCCCTTATTGTTACTAGAATCGACCGACTTGCTAGGTCGACCACCGACTTCCTAGATATCGTGGATATGGCTAACAAGCAGGGGTGGCGACTAATCATGTTGGATCTGAACCTAGATACATCTTCTTATCAAGGTAGGTTCGTTGTTACTGTGATGTCAGCGCTCGCGGAAATGGAGCGAGGCATTATTGCTGCCCGTCAAAAGGATGTGCATAAGGACCGCCGAGACCGTGGAGTTGTCTGGGGTGTCGATATGGGACCTAAAAATAAAACACCACTTGACATTAAAGAGCGTATTATGGTAGAAAGAAGTAGTGGACGCAGCTACGCTAAGATTGCCGAAGGTTTGAACCGAGACGAGGTTCCTACACAAAACGGTGGTAAGTGGTATGCTTCGACGGTAAAGAACATAGTAGACGCCATTATTGTTGAAAAGGAGGCAGACGATGGGACGCCGAAAGAAGAGTAATGTTCCTGATGAACCAAAGCCGAATGACTTGTGGGAAATACAGACCGAGATGCTGATTAATGGACGCCACGTAAAGCCTGGAACTGAGCTGAAGATTGCAGGGTGGACTGGCCGTTATCGTTTTGTTAAGTACGTGAAGACTGAAAAAGGTCACGAGTGGGTGGATGTTATCGGTGGGCCTAAAGGCTCTAATGCTTTTAGAAGCTGTAGCTTAGAAATGATTAAGCGTGTGCACTACAAGAATCAGACTTATCAGAACCTAGCCATTGACTACAAAATTAAAAAGAAGGCTCTCAAAGAGGAGAATGATGCCGTATAAAGATAAAGACAAACAACGTAAGTTTCAGGTTGAGTGGCGTAGAGCCAACCGAGATGCATTTATAACTTCTCGTGGCGGGTGCTGCGAAAGCTGTGGATCTTTTGACAGACTTGAAGTAGACCACATAGACGGCAAACTAAAAACTATGAATCCGACTAGAATATGGTCACGTACTCCTGAGATACAAGCAAAAGAGTTGTCTAATTGCCAGGTATTATGCTATGGTTGTCACAAGGAAAAAACTATAAAAGAACGCCACGTAGATAATCCCCACGGGATTTATGCAAAATACAAAGAAGGTTGCAGATGCACAGAGTGTCGTGCAGCTAATGCTAAGCGTTCAAGAATTGCTAGAGGGAAGGAATAACAGAGTGAGTGAGAACGTAACTAAAAAAGAGATTGTTGTCTTTGCTGGAATTATTGTTGCGATGATTGCGTCTCTGGTTTATGGATTCTTTTTTGCTGGGGTTGGAAAAGTCGACAACTGCTGGGACAACTACACGACGGAACGTGAGGCGATCTTAAATTGCGAACAATAGTACTTGTAACTGGTGGATTTGATCCAATGCATAGTGGGCATATTGCTTACTTAAAAGCTGCACGCGAATTAGGAGACGCCCTTATTGTTGGATTAAACTCCGACGAATGGCTAAAGCGCAAAAAAGGGCTATACTTTATGTCCGCTGATGACCGTCGAGCCGTCCTGGAGGAGCTGAAGAGCGTAGACGGTGTTTTAGAGTTTGATGACGAAGATGGGACCGCAATTGACGCAATTAAGTGGACTTTGGCCGAACATCCGTTCGATAAAGTGATTTTTGCCAACGGTGGAGACAGAACACTTGACAACATACCAGAGATGGTGGTACAGTCAGAGAGACTTGAGTTCGTCTTCGGAGTTGGAGGAGAAGACAAGAAGAATAGCTCCAGCTGGATTCTAGAAGAGTATAGAAAAAAGCTAGAGATTCAGTTGATTGAAATTCTTGACAAAGAGAAAGAACGCTCTAAACTTGGATTCATTCAATACAAAAGAATTATAGAGTTGATAGAGGAGAGCAAATAAGTGAGCACTTCAGAAGAGTTATATAGAAAATACAACCCCATGCAAGCCGAGGAGAAACAAGTGAGCATTGAAGCATATGATTATGGCAAAAAAGATGGTAGTGCGGAAGAGCGTGAACGCATTATCAAGCTGCTGACTGAGCTTGGTGCGATTCGTCGAGACGCGCTTGGACTATTGTGTGCATTCAACACCGAAGGTACAGAGGTAATTTACCTGCCTGGATTGGAACCTCGTGAATAGCGAGTACGAAAACATAGACGCAAGTATTGATGCCTTAGCAGAACGAATCGAGCTGGCTGGTATTGGGTTGTCGGTTATGCGTGAAAAGATTGAATCTATTGGTGATAGATTAACTATTCTTCAGATGGAGGTTGACCTTGGAGAAGAAGATTTATAGAGGCTATCCGTGCCGTAAACACAGAATTAGATTCATGGGAAGTTACTGCCCTAAGTGCTACAAAGAGCGCAGGGATACTGAAAGAAATCGTTAAGCCGATTTGACTTCTACATTGTGTTACTAGAGAATAGTAATACTGCAGTATGTAGAAGGAACTAAATGTTTGATATGAGCCAGGCCATATGCCAAAAAGAAAAAGATATAAATATCTTCTTTCCAGGTGAAGACGATGTATATGACCCTCAGGTTCTAAACTATGCAAAATCAGTTTGCATGCAGTGCCCTATAAAAATGGAATGCCGTAAAGAGGGCATAAGACTAGATGCAATCGGAGTCTGGGGTGGACTTACTGAAAAAGAAAGACGCCGAGTTGCGAAGGGCACAGATAAAGTTAAACTTAGCGGAAAAGCCATACAAATATTTAAAGCTGTAAATGCTGAGAGATCTTTACTAGCCGCAACAGCTGACATACCTTTATATAAGAAAGCGTTAAAGTTGTATGGTAAAAACATGCCAGTTGACTTCCGTAGAATTTTAGAAGCAAGAATTGATAATCCAACACTGTCTTTGACACAGCTGGGTGATATGCTTGGTATACGTAAAGACGCTGTGTCCGGAAGACTTCGTCGCACTAAAGATGCCATACTTTCTGAAAAAGAGTTAGTATGGAAACTGCCCCAGTAGCTCAACGGTAGAGCAACGCTCTTGTAAAGCGTAGGTTGTGATCTCGGAATTCACCTGGGGCTCGCTGCTGTGCAGTATGTTGTTTCTTTAGCGGTCTATCTTTCTCCCGCTGGGTTTGTGGCTTCATACTGCTCTTGCGATAGGTCTGGCCCACCTGTGTAGCAAAACGGGCCACTTACGGGACTTAGCTCAGCTGGTTAGAGCCCCGAACTCATAATTCGGTCGTCGTGGGTTCAAGTCCCACAGTCCCGACCATTTAGTTAGGAGCAGATGTGAGAGATTTCAAGAACCCATATTACGATGGTCCTGAATGTGTTTGTTGTACAAAAGCAGCTCCCGTAGATTGGGAACGCCCTTGGGGTGGCTACAGTGTTTTAGAAGATGTCGATCCGCCTGTATGCGTGAAAGTCTTATCAATAAACCCTAAAAGCAGACTATCCCTGCAGACGCATGAAAAGCGTTCCGAGAGATGGTATATCTTAGACGCCGGTATTGTTGTAACCGTCGGAGACAAAACCTGGGAAACAGAGGTCGGAGAGACGGTGTATGTGCCTTTTATGGAAAAACATCGCATAGAGAACATTTCAAATAGACTTGCACGAATCGTCGAATTGATGTATGGTGAATATCACGAGGAAGATATCACTCGCATTGAAGACGATTATGGAAGATAATGAGCCCGACAAACGACCAAGAATACGAACGTATTATTAAGGCAATTCGCTTAGATAGACAGATGAAAAGAAAGCGTCTATATGAGCAAGTAAAACGGGCTAATGCAAAATCCTCCGGTACTCCAATGGCAGAGAGAGCCGACTTAAAATCGGTACAGTGCGAGTTCGAGTCTCGCGCGGAGGACAGTAAAAAGGGACTAGGATAGATACATGATCAACGACTTTGAATATGTATCCAACCCTCTAGACATTGAGGAGGGGGAGATTACTAGCAAGCAAGGCAATATTGTCAATAACTATCTAGCTAGTAAGGTTGCTTTAGACGCATCTATTTCGGAATCCCTTAACTCTTCGTATGACTTTGGATACCTAATGGGTATGAAGGACGAGCGTCTAGCTGTAATTGAATTGCTTAAAACTTCTGGTCTAGAAGAAGCTGCTAAGTTCTTGGAGGAGTCTGATGACTGATATTAAATACCGTAGCGACATGACGGTCGAGCTTGTGCAGAGCATGGGTAGCGACGAGATGGTTGCTATGTCTGCTCGTGTAAGCACTGGTGCTGGAGCTTCTACACCAGAAAAAGATGCTGGTCTAATCAACTATCTAATGCGAGACCGTCATGGTTCTCCGTTCGAGCACAACGCATTTACCTTTTACATCGAAGCTCCTATTTTTGTGTTCCGTGAGTTTATGCGTCACCGTATTGCTTCATACAATGAGGAAAGCGCTCGCTACAAAGAACTTGAGCCTATGTTCTATGTTCCTTCACTAGAGCGTAAATTAGTTCAAAAGGGTAAGCCAGGTGCTTATGAGTTTGAATTGGGAGATCTTAGACAGCTATCTACTGTTTATCGCTCTAGCTATGAAGCTAACAAGGTTGCCTACGAAGAATACCAAAAGATGCTAGACGCAGGTATTGCTAGAGAAGTAGCACGCGGAGTACTTCCAGTAAACATCTACTCGTCTATGTTTGTAACTATGAACGCACGTTCGCTAATGAACTTCCTCTCGCTAAGAACTATGCGAGAAGGTACACAGTTTCCATCATTTCCGCAACGGGAGATTGAAATGGTTGCAGAGATGATGGAATCCCTTTGGGCTGAAAAGATGCCTATAACCTATGAGACATTTAACAAGAATGGTAGAGTAACGCCCTAATGGACGCATATGGAGTAATTCAGCTGGATGGATATTTACTATCTATTCCTGGGCTACTCTTTTATTTGTTCTCGTCTGTTGTATTTGTTTTCCTACTTTGGAGATTGTCTGACGGATATTTCCGCCTTACTAAGTTTGTTATCTTGTCGGTAGCAACTATTGTTTTTTGGACTCTTGGTCTAATTGAACTAGGGATGTGGTTCTATGTCAAAGCGTGATATTTGGACAGCACTAATTATCTACTTCATCTCGGGTGAGATTGTTTGGACGATTATCTCTATGGAGCTTCCTTGGCAGATTTGGTTGCTAGGTCAACCTGTTATCGTAGCCGCAAGTATGCTTATCGTTGGACTAACTATGGGAGGTAGAAATAAATGAAAATCGACGCCGCTATTGTTGTCCCGTGGAGAAGTAATCCCGAACGAGAATTTTCATTTGAGCTTGCTTGGAGATATAACGGTCCTGCATTCTCTGACTTTAAAATATACTTTTCTGATAGCGTCGGAGAAAGATTCAACGTATCTGAAGCTAGAAATCGTGGATGCATACAGGCCATAGAAGATGGCTACAAGTTCTTGATTGTCATGGACGCTGACACTATCTTTGATCGGGACTCTGTAATAGACGCTCTTAAGGTTGTATCAGAAGAAGAAGTTATCTCTTACCTATACACAAGGTCCATGGAACCATACATGACTACTTGTGCAGCATTAGATAGGGGAGACATACAACTACATGAAATAGAAAAACAACACGCGACTCCTGCGATAGAACATGTTGGTAGTGGTTGGGCTATGAGTAGTGAAATGTTTTGGAAGATGAATGGTTGGGACGAAAACTTTATTGGTTGGGGGTATGAAGATACAGCTTTTGATAAAGCATATAAAGTTCTACATGATAAGCCGATGTTGCGTGTTCCAGGGGAATGCTATCGACTATATCACTCGATGAGAGACGATAAAGACTTTGATAAAAATTCTCAAAGATTCAATTTACACTACGAGAATCCAGAAATAGACTTTAAAGATCTTTTAAAAAGAAACATGGTGCATAGAGAGGTAGCCAATGAAAGTTCCTAAGTCAGTGCAAATTGGTACTCAGATATTTGAAATTGTTCTACGTGACCGCAAGGATGACGGTATGCTCAATGACGCGATCATGGGCTACACCCTAGGCACAGAGAATCTTATTATTATCGATAGCAGTCTTAAGTATTCAAAACAAAGAACTACTCTTATACATGAAATACTTCATGCAATACATGACGTGTTTGACAACACTGTAAAGCCGACTAAGAAAGATGACTTCGAAGTTTGGGAGCACTACTTTATTGGAATGTATGAAGAGCCGCTACTGCTTATCCTTAGAGACAACCCTGAGTTGGTTGACTATCTAAGAGGGCAATCAAAGTAAGAAGACGAAATGAAAATATACATCGCCGGACCTATGTCTGGAGTAGAAGACTGGAACTTCCCTGCATTCTTTGAAGCTGAGCGTCAGCTGTTGGAGTTGGGACACGAAGTTGTAAACCCTGCACACAATGACGGATCGACTTACGAAGAAGCACTAGCCTCTGCTAATGCTGGAAAGCATTCGTGGGACTGGTACATGCGTCGTGACTTGACTAACCTTATTACCTGCGATGCAGTTTGTCTTCTTCCTGAGTGGAGGAACTCTAAAGGTGCTTCGCTAGAAGTGCAAGTTGCTAGAGGTCTAGACATGCCTTTATATATTCTTCGTGATGAAGAGTTAGTGCCGCGGGTTGAGATTCTAGGACTAAGCGGATGGGCTAGAAACGGTAAAGATACTGTTGCAGACCACCTAATTGAGAACTATGGATATGAGCGAGTATCGTTTGCTGCCCCTATGAAAGAGGCACTTTACAGACTTAACCCTAAAATCACAATCAATGGTATCCCTAGTCTTTCAGTAAAACTTGGTGTAGACCTTTATGGTTGGGATGACCTAAAAGCTCATGGTCCAGAGATTCGTGAGCTATTACAACGCTTTGGTACTGAAGTTGGACGCGAAATGTTTGGCGATGACTTTTGGGTAAACGCAGCTATTGATAGCATCAAGGATGGCAGCAGAGTAGTTGTTTCTGATGTCAGATATCCAAACGAAGCAGACGCAGTTAAAAAGCTTGGTGGTGAAGTTTGGAGAGTTGTGAGACCTGGATATGGTGCTGCTAACGATCATGCTTCGGAACATGCCCTAAATGACTACAATTTTGACTATGTATTGGAGAATAATTCTGGTGTGCAGTCGTTATATGACTCTGTTGACTCGAAACTTGCTGTAAAATCCTACTAAATTTCGGAAAGTAGCATAAAAATTACTGAAGGTCAAGAGGAGTTTTCTGAAGAAATTCAGGAAATTGTCAATCAAGAAGTTCTAAAAGCTAAAAAACTGCTTCTAGATGACCTTGTAAGGCTAGAAATTTTGAACTATAGCAGTTATGACGGAATTTACTTTAAGATGGTCAACGGATATTTGGTAATTGTCAGTGATGAAATAGATGTATGATTGAAGTATCTAGACCAAATAGGAAGAGCATATTGTGATTAACGAACGTCAATTACTCAAAATACAGAAACAACGACACTTTAGCGAAATTCGCATCATGCTTATGAATAATACGCTATTTAAAAACCTATCTGAGCGTGAGATACGTCAGATGATAAAGCTTATCTACAAAGCTGAGATGATTGAGATTCATGCCCGTGATAAGCGTATTGTTCGCGTAAATGAGTCATTCCAGGACATTATGAACGCTATTATGAATAGCCCAGACTTTACTGACGAAGATGACGACAAGGACCCGTTTCGCGACGACGAACGCTAAAAATTGTGTATAATGATTATGCGGACTTAAAGTTTTTTTGGTTCTCTTTAAGTTCGTGGTAATTCCTTTCTGTTGGTAAGAAAGCCCCTCGGTTGAGTTAAGTGTTTCTCCCGGGGGGTTTTCTGTATCCAAAAGATAATCCCCTGGTGATCATTTCCAGGGGATTTCTTTCTAGGGGCTTTTATTATGCGTTATACAGTCTGAACGGAGAAAGCGCTTTTATGCCTTGTCTAGTCTAAGAGGGCCCAAGTTTTTGGACCTACAATACCATCTACAAGTAGACCGTGCTTCTTCTGAAGAACCTTTACAGCCTTGTCGGTACCTGCTTCAAAGTTTCCAGTTACAACAATCTTTAGTTGCTGTTGGATGAACTTAACTGCCTCTCCCTTTGAACCAAGCTTCACGTATGCACCTGGGTAGCCTGGGTTTGCAATTTTAGGTTTAGCGGCAGCTGGAGCTGGTGTAGCTTTTACTGGAGCTTCTTTTACAACCTTTGCTTCGCTAGGTACAGCAACGGTTGGAATCTCTGCTACAGAGTGTGAAGGTGCAACAGTTACTGGTGCTTTTTCTGGAGTTTCTTTGTGTGCATTGACGTTTGCTTTTTCAAAAGCAATTACAGCCTTGCAGAAATCCATTGGGTCGTAATAACCCTTGCCTGTTGCAAACCCAGCTAGTGGCTGAGACTTGATGTGACCTGCCCAGATTTCCCAGTGGAGGTGCTTGCCAGTTGCAAAGCCAGTCATACCCATCTTTCCAATGACTGTGCCAGCTTCAATCTTCTGACCAGCCTTGACCTTGATTGAGCCCTTGACCATGTGGAAGTAGGTCCAAGTGACCTTCTTGCCCATAACGGTCGACTGGACGATTACTGAGTGACCGCCTGAGGTTGGGCTGTCGTTAGGGATTACCTTGATAACCTTGCCATCTGCCCAAGCTTCTAGGTAGGTGGTGTCCCCGCCCTGCCAGATGTCAACACCATTGTGGTGCTTCTTTGTTTTCTTGATTGGGTGAATTCGGTAGCCGAAAGGGCTGGTTACCTTCCAAGACTTGCCTGGGATGCCATCTACTGGCCACTGTGACTTTGCCATAATCTAATCCTTAATAAGAAGTTATATAGTACTATTTTACAACTTCAGGGAGGTTTTGATTCGAGCTACTTCTTAACTGCCTTCTTGCGAGGAGCTGGTTTCTTAGGCTTTTCTTCCTCTGGCTTCTCGTAGCGTAGAGGGAAGGTAAGAATCCAGATACCTAGTGTCAGGGCAATTAGCTTGCCTGTTAGGTCTTTAGCTGAGCCCTCTAGAACTAGCCAAGCTACAGCCATACCTAGCAGGGTCCAAGCCTGGTCGATGATGTCTTTGAACAGACCTTTTAAGAAGTTCTTCATTAGTTTTCTTCTTTCTGAGCAAGTGCTCGTTTAGCTTTAAGTTCTTCAAAGTTCTTTATTTTGGTGTCGCCCATATACCCCCACGCATAGCCGCCTGCGATAAGTGCGTGGTTTACTGACTCTCCATCCCCATCGAGATACAACCAACCAAGGACTCGACCGTACTTCTCTGATGAGTCTGGCTTCTCGGTTCTTATTACGATGTTGCTGGCAGCCTTCAGCTTCTTCTTAAGAAGTTCTTTGACTTCGAGTCCTAGAACTTTTTCTTCTTTGTTTGTTGTGCGAGATTCTGGGGTATCAATACCAGCAAGACGAACTCGCTTAGTTATTGAAATGTCGAAGCCTAAGTCAATCTCAACGTCGATGGTGTCTCCGTCAATTACTGCTATGACTGTCTTTACTCTGTATTCGTACATGATTACTTTCCTACTCTTCTTGAACCACCAGAGCTAGCTGCTCCAGCGGAAGCTGTGCTGGCAGCGGCTGCTGCACTTTGAATCGCTGCTCCAGCGGCAACAACGGCTGTAACAACTACCTTCTCTGACTCTTCACGAACCTTTGGTGACATGTCAGCACCAGCGTTACCAAGGAAGTTCAGAACTTCTACTGCACCAGCAAGACCTGGAATGGCAGCAAGTTCTTCTGGTAGTTCGATGTCATCTTGCTCCGCAGCAAGGTAAAGAGCATTAAGAGCTTGTTCGTATTCAGGGGAGCCAGCCTCGGCAGTTTCAAATGTTTCAAGAGCTGCTTCAACTAGTTGCTCTGCTTGAGCCTCTGTAAGTTCGGTAGGGTCTACTTCTTCTAGGTTGACTTCCATAAGGTTCTCGGCAGATAGTTCAGCAGGGATTTCCTTAGACCCTTCTTCGACTGGAGGTTCTTGGTTGGCAATAGTTGTGATGTTTTCGAAGTCTGCTCTAGATGGTAGGTCGGTATTTCTTACTTCTTGTACAGATGTTTCGTAGGAAGCTACTGATTCTGAAACAGTTGTATCTGCTGCTTCCTTAGTGGAAAGTCTCTCTGAAGTTACTTTTTGTGCAGAAGTAAGCGACGCGGTTAATGTAGTTAGTTCAGATTCCTTGGCAGTAACTTCAGCTTGAGAGGTTGTTACTTCTGATGAGGCGACATCCACTGATTGCTGAGAAGTTGTTAAAGTGTCGGTGGCTGAAAGTAAGGTTACTTCGGCAGAGGTCTTAGTTGAAGTTGCAGTTTCTAAAGTAGAAGTTGCTAAGTCCTTAGCTGTTTGTGCTGAAGTCTTGGCTGCTAATGTGTCTGACTTATTGGTTGTGGCAATAGCTAGGTTATTGGTTGCTGTCTCGTAGTTTGTTGTAGCAGTGTCTACATTTGTAGATGCAGTCTCGTAGTCAGTGACTGCTGCGTCATAATTAGACTGTGCAACGGCTACTACATCAACGGATGAGTTGTGGGTAGTTAGTGATAAGACATATGCATTAGTAGCTGCTTCTAGATTATTGGCTGCTGTCTCCTTGGCTGCAAGTAGAACTGCCACTGTTTGGATCTGCTGCTCTTGTTGAGAAGTTAGAGAAACGATTGAGTTGGAAGCTTGAGTCTTCTGGTTGTTTAGAATTCCGACTGTTTCCCAGATTGAGTCTCTGTTGATTAGTGCTGCGTCGTACTCAGACTGTGCTTGCTGGACTTCTGGTGATGCAGCATTGAGTGTGTTGGATGCGCTGATTAGATTGTCGTAACCTACGTTCGACTGCTGGGCTGCTGCTTGCTGAGATGTTTGGGCTGCTGTCCATTCTGAGTTCGCGGTATTGTACGCAGCGAGGGCAACATCATAGTTTGATTGTGCAGTCTGAAGTGCTGGAAGTAGAGCAGGGTCTTTGATTAGAGGGGCAGAGGCACCATTTGAATACCACGCTGCAGGAACTACACCTTGACCAGTTGCTGACTGGTAGTACAGAGTAGAACATGCTCCACCACCCCACTCGAAGAACCAAGCGTCAATAGCGTAGGACTGACCTGCTTGTAGGGAGACAGAGTTCCAGTTTCCGCCGCAACCTTTGAGGCTCCAGTTATTGATAACGTTTGTCCCATTGAGGTCCATGTAGAAGCCATCATCCGCTTGGTTCATTAGATAGGTGATGTTCTCTGTTGGTCTTAGGTATCCTGTGTAGTGAATAAGTACTCGGTCACTACCACAGCCTAGAATGTCTCCGCCTCCCCAGTTATTCTCAATACTGGTGATCGTAGTAGTTAGACATAAGTTGTATGCAGTATCAGAACGCTGTGGGTTCGATGTAGGTAGGTTGTTGTAAACCCTAACTGTTAGACCTTGCTGAGGCTGAATAACTTCTGTTGTGTAGTAAGTCTCATAGGTGTAGTAGGTTTCTTCCTCGTAAGTGATTACTTCGTCGTAAACAGTCTGAGTTACTAGCTGCCCGTAAGAAACTTCTAGTGCTGGATTTTTCATACGAGGTCCATACATGCCATACCAAAAACCGTGATCTATTCCAGAGAATGAAACAGTTATGTAAGAAACAGGTCCCGTGGCTGTGAGGGTTACACTTCTATTTGTCCAGTCATGTGATGTTCTTGTGTTGGTGTATGTGGCAGTTCCAACTGGGTTTCGGTTGATGTCTTCTGCTGTGACAGTCATCGAGTAGCTGTCGGCGGTCCAGTCGCTGAACCAGTCGGCAGATAAAGTAAGTGTTGCGTTCTCGAAGGGACCAGAGAAGAGTCCTTGGCTGACTGTTTGGTCCATATAAGAGAAGGTAATCTCTCCATCATACATACCGGGCTGTGAGCCTTGCCACCCTGGGTAAACTCCGCTCCAACCCTCTGTGGTGGTTAGTGTTGGGTTAGGTAATAGGTTTGGGATTACCTGCTCTTGTAGAACTGTCTCGGTACGCGGAACAAGAGTCCTAACTTCTACTTGTCTAGTGTTTGTGATTGTTCGGATGTTCTCTACCTGTCGGGTAGGAGCTGTCCAGTTAGGGTCGGGGATGAGGTTGTTGTCGTAGTTGCTCTGAGCTGTACTTAGACTGCCTTGTGCTTCGTCTAAAGTAGTCTGTGCTTCATTGAAGGCAGATTGCTTATTTAGGTAGTTTGTGTAAGCAACATCGTACTCAGTCAGATACTGGTTGTAATTAGCAACTGCTTGGGTGTAGTTAGCTTGAGCAGTAGCTAGGGCTGCTTGCTTGATATAAAGATTAGAAGTACTTGAGCCTAGCTCGGAATTTGCTTGCCAGAAGTTAGACCAGGCAATATCTAGTGGAGCGAGTACAGCTTCGTAAGAAGCTTGAGCAGACTCGAGTTGAGAAGTTGTTAGAGCTAGGGCATCAACGCTTGAGTCGTAGTTAGAGGTTGCTTGATTGAAAGCTAGCTGTGCAGAGTTCTTGGCAGCAAGTGCTAAGTCTAAGTTGGTTGTGGCTTCAGCGAGATTGGTTTCGGCTGTAACTAAATTATTATATTTAACTTCTTTACTTTGGTTAGAAGTTGAGAGAGCTAGCTGAGCTTCTTCTAGCTCTTGGCTGAGATTTGCTTTTAAGCTAACGGCAGTATTGTAGGCATCAACGGCTGCATCATAATTATCCTGAGCATTGTTAAGAAGTTGGATAGCTGTGTTGTGGTTGTTGGCGGCAGTTGTTAAGTTAGTGGTTGCAGCAGTTAAGGCAGCTTGAGCGTCATCTTTTAATTGCTGGGCTGTTGCTAAGTTGGAGTTGGCTGCAGCTAGGGTGGCAGTCTTATTTGTAAGGATAAGTTGCAGGTCGTCGTATTCTGCCTGAGTTAGGGTCTTCTTGGTGCTTAAGGCAGTTTCGGACTCTAGAGCAGTGTTGTACTTAGATAGGGCGTCAGCAAGGGTTTTAGAGGCTTCTTGATATTGAGAGTAGGCTGTCTTGGCTGCTGCTAGTTTGAAAGTGTAGGAGTCCACCTTAGCCTGGGCTACTTCAATTTGGGCCTTGATTTTTTGGGCATTTGCTGGGTCTTTAGGAATTAGGTTGTTCAGCGTTGCTAATTGACTTTTGGCAGTAGATAGACTAGACTCTAGAGTATTGATATCCCCTAAGGAAGGAATAGAAGAAAATGGTAGTAACCGTAAACCTTGATTCGTTTTGGGTAGGCTTTGTTTCAGCTTATCTGGTGCTATTTGTTGTTGGTATTGTGGTCGGTCTAGTCCGAAAGAAGAACCCGAAGAAGCGCTAGCAACTTCTGCCATACATATTGGCGTAGCTAAAAAGAGGGCCGTTGTTAAAAATAACGGTCCTTTTGCTATTTTCTTAAGCAATTTAGAGACTCCTGCTGGAAAGCCTCTCCCTTACTTATATTTTATCAGGGTCCTCGTCATCTGATTCCTCGCCCCAGACATAAGTTTTGGTAGTCTGAAGGAGGTCGATGGTCTCAAAAGTAAGGGCTTCTACTGCTATTAGTAGGTCTGCTTTATCATCTGCCTCTTTAGGTTCTTCGAGGAGGTAGTGAACTTCTTGGATAACCTCTGTGCAGAGTTGGAGACGTTCTAATAGACGCTCTAACGGATCCGAACTGGTCGGTATCGTGAACTCTTCTGGCTCCATGAAATAAGTTTAAGGGTTGATTTGAGAGCTGATTTAGGCTCTGTAGTATAGCATAGTGGGGTAGTAAGGTTACCCTATAGTGGAAGAAGATGCAAAAAAGTTATTAGCAAGAAAAGAGTAAGTTGGCAGAGAATTATTTGCTAATAGATAAAAAAAGTATTAGCAAGAAAAAGTGGTGAAGAAGTGGAAAAATCTGCTAATACAACTAAACTAATATATACTATATGAATTAAGTGAACTTATTTACACTACGCGCGTAAGAAATTTAATTTCACGGTGACTGTAAAAATAGTCGACTTAATCCATTAATTATATTTAGGTATATTTAGGTTGCTTTAGGTTGTGCTAGAATAAAGGCACTTGACAAAAGTTTTGTCAAGTAGGAAGATGGAGTTATGACAGAAAACAACGCATTTGACTTCTTTGACTTTTCAGAAGAAGAAGCAGTAGAACAAGCACGTCTATTTGAATCGGACAAGTATGACCGAGACGGACGGATATGCATTTGCGGACATCCAATGAAGAGACACGCAAACTATGGAGGAGCATCTACTTGCTCACCATCACGATTGATTTGCCCATGTAAGAAATCAAGACCAGTACTTGAGACATCAGACACTAGAGTGTTCTTGAGAAAGACTCGTGGGTCAGGTTCAGGACATGCTTTGGCTCAAGGTATTCTTGCAGCTAAGGGAAAGCACGACATTACTTGGTTAGTTGAGATGCAGTGTGACAAGTGTGGAGTCGAAGGAAAAGTCTCACCTGTGGCAGTATCACAACGAGGTACTATCATGGATGAAGCAACTGGCTTTGATGCCTTGCTTTGCCAGAAGTGTCGAGAGGAATCTGTTTAGTGGAACACTACGATGTTCTGATTGCAACACCAGGGAAACTTCTACATGCTGAGTATGTAGGCAGTCTGATTGAGACAACCAAGTGGTTGAACTCAAAAGGGCTGACTTATAAGTTCCTGAACAAGCAATCTTCATTTATCCCTAGCGGACGAGAACTAACGGCTTTAGACCAATACGAGAATGATTGGAAGACTCGAAGTGTTGGGTCTGGACTATACACCTATGGCAAGATTATTTGGATTGATAGCGATGTTCAATGGGAAGTCGAAGACTTTATACGAATCTTTGAATCTGAGTTAGATGTCGTAAGTGGGCTGTATGCTACCCACCCCAATGGAACTGTTGCATGTGCAACTTTTCATCTAGACTACGAAGAACCAAAACCAGCCAAAACTCACGAAAGCTTCTTCTTCATGCACGACGAACCAGTCGAAGTCTTTGGAGTTGGCTTTGGCTTTGTGGCAATCAAGAGTGGCGTCTTTGAGAATATGGATAGACCTTGGTTCAAGATTGAACACATCATCTGGGATAAAGAACTTGACTTCGCAACCAATGTGGGTGAAGACTACTCTTGGTGTATGAATGCCAGACGGAACGGCTATAAGATTTTTGTAGACCCAACGGTCAAAGTCCTACATCACAAAGAAACGATTTACCAACTTCCATGAGACCCAGAAATGCAGACCCAGGCAGACCCATGTGTGGGTTCTGCATGACAGGGCATCACGAAAGTTGTAAACCAGTAATCAAGTATTACGACAAAGAATGGTTTTGCTATTGCAAAACTTGCCACCCTGATGTACCATCAGATGTGGATGAAACCAAACAAGAACAGGAAATAGAAAATGACGAAGGAACAAGCCCTAGCGAAGATATCGAATCATCTGGAACTTCTGACTGATTACGATGTCATAGAGGCAACATTTGCAGACACCCTCTTCACATACCTCGGCGAGATTATTATGGATATCGATGAAAATGCAGATGACTCCAGAGTCAAGGCATTGGCGGACATGATGGACCTATGGTCAAACATCAAACTCCACGATGACGACAATGACTTCGGCAGACCATAATGCTGGAAGACTACAACAACAAACTTATCAAGATTGGCCTAGCGGCTAAGTGGCTCGATGTAACTCAAAAGACTATCTACAACTGGATTGAAAGTGGTCTACTTGAGATGCCAGAGAAGGGCAAAGTCCGAAGGGGCGATGTCGAAACTGTACACAAAAAGCAGATTATGTCACGGTCAACCATGGCTAGAATGAAAGCTCTAGGTATCGGGCGAGATGAAAAGGGTCGCTTCATAGACCTACCAAAAGACCCGATTTAGAAAACGTTGTTTATACTAAGAGAAAAAGGCAGCCGTTTCCCTCTCCGCGCGCAAAAATTCGTCCGAGGTTCTTAACTTACTAATTTCACAATTCACCTTTCGGCTCGACGATTTGCCCCCGTGCTAAAATTAATAGCAGCGGCGGTCATCTTTCAAGCCCTCTCCCCGGTAAAGGTGGCCGTCGCCCAATCCGCGTCCTTGGTTAAAAGTTGGAAGCTCGGCACGGATCCTATCAACTTCCAACGGTTAAAGTAAAGAGCTCAACAATGGACGAATCGAAAGAACTAACCGGCGGCCTGCATCCTTTCACTTCTGACGAAGAGACCCGCGCCGAATACCAGATCGACGAACCTGTAGACTTACGGCCCGATCTATCTACCCTTGGTATAGAAGAAGCGGAGAAGGGTGTCTGCGAAGACAACTACCAGAACCGTGCTATATTACGTCGTGCGAAGTTAGCCTGGGATCCGGTCTACTCCACCAACGGAGTACCAACGGGTCTCATCAGAGCCCGCTCCAAAGAGTCAACAATGGAGAGACGTCTACTATCTTTAGCGGAGAAGCGTCCCATCATGGTGGACTCAACTTCCAACAACTCGGACTATCTAACGGGCCTGGATCTTCTAGCTGAAGAAGCCGCGGACTTCCTAGTCCCACCTTGGGTGATCCACTCAACCCGCCTCTACTTGAAAGAGCAAAACGAAGGCGGCCCGAAGTCTGACAAACGAAAGCCGCTAGCTCAGCCGCATCGATGCCGCCAGGTAAAAGACGACGGTATTCGTTGTATGTTGTGGAGCTCCGGTCGACCTAAGGACGACGGCTTGTGCCGGATCCACTTACGATCAACGCAGCACAAGACATCGGATGACATCGAACGGGCTCGTCAGAAGTTGGTGCAAGCTGCGCCGTACGCCGTTGACATGCTCGAAGATCTCATGGAGAACGCCGAGTCAGAACCGGTTAAGCTAAAAGCTGCAACGGAGATCCTGGACCGTGCAGGAATTCGAGGCGGCGTGGAGATTGACACGTCTGTTAACATCGACGTAAGGCCCGCCGCACAAGTTATCGCGGAGCGTCTTGACCGGCTCGCTCAAGGAGCTATCCAATCTGCTGCTAAGCTTGCAGATGCCGGCCTGCATGTACTGCCGGACGAAGACATCATTGATGCGGAAGTAGTACCCGCGTCTACTAAGAAAGAAGAAGCAACGGATGAGCCTGACAATTAACGAACTAGTGGAGCTTGCCCGCCTTCACTTCAACCATCTTCAAGCGGATATAACAAACGCGTCTAACCGGATCGAGCACATTCGATTAACGACGTTGACTCAGGAAGCTGCGAATCTTCTCACGAATCTTGAGAACTTCGCTGCAGGATCTCCCGGATCCGAACTTCCAACGAATGAACTTTCAACTAACGGTGCAGCTATAGCTCTTCCAGGTAACTCATCGGGTTGCTGCGGTGGCTCGGGTTCTTGCGCTTGCGGTAACTAATTAAAAATCAACCCCCCTTTAGGGGGTTTCAAAAGATCTCATCCTGTGATATGATTCGAGCATGAAGAAAATAGCTGCAGCAAAACTCGAGCTCTTCCTCGCCACTGCCAGGAAGTACATCGGATACCAGTCCGAGCTCCTCGGCCGGAATGCATTCGGTAACCGCGTCGGATATGACTCAGGTCCCTGGAGCGGAGCGTTCATCGATGTGGTGGCCAGAGAAGCGGGCCTGAATTTACCAAGCTTTACGTATACCCCAGCGGCGCTCGCGGAGATGCTCAGATCCGGTAACGTCTCACGAAGACCGAGGCCTGGTGACATTGCGATCTTCAACTTCTCATCAATCGGCCTACAAGGTTCCGCGGCGAGCGCTTTCAACATGCCAGCTGCAGGTATTGTTACCGACGTCCGGGAACTTCGAACGAACGGACGGTTCCTCTCCATCGAAGGTAACTCAACCGGTGCCACTTCGTACCAGGACAAAGACGGCGTGCATCAACGTATTAGATACTTAACGGATGTCGTTATTTTTTGTAGGCCTGCCGAGTTTGAGAGCTCAGCGATGAGACGGATCCTCCAACTTCTCACGAACGTTGGTAAGAAGCTGCGCGGCCAGCTACCGGATAAGCTCGAGACCAAGGGCCTGGAGGAACTGACTTCACAACCAGAGACGGTTCGCCTTCGTAACTTCAAACCAGGTACCCGCAACCGTTCGATCGAAGTGATCCAGCTAGCTCTGTCACAAGTAACGGATCTCCAGGGAGCCGAACGTGGGAAGTGGGACGCTGCCAGTACTGCTGCATGCGCTCGCTTCCAACGAACCATCGGAAGAGTCGGTCCGGATGCGACGGGTGCTCTTGACATCCCGACTCTTCAGAGACTGTCCCAGGCAACTGGACTTTTCATCGTTGGTGAGTAGCTCAGATCTGCAGCTACCGGGAAAACTTCTCACGAACATTCATTAGTTGTTGCGGCCGCGGGCACGCTTCGAATTCCTGACTTGACATAATCTCCTCAGGGTGCTACAGTGGAATCATTAATCACTGATGAGGAGGCGGCATGCCAAAGTACTTTGTAAGATTCGATGTTCGTGAGGAATGGAAAGGCACGTTTGATGCCGATGACCTCGAGCACGCGAAAGAATTAATTCGTCAACTGAACGAAGACGAAATCGGCACGGATGAACTTCCAAACTTCGAGGACCGTAACTCAGGAATCTTTATTGAGGTTTACGAAGAAAGCCTGGAGGAACTACCGTAATGTGTTACCAGTGTCCAGATGCTTATTACCAGGAACCGTGCAAAGATAAATTTCCAGGATGCAACGGAGACTGCGAAATTTTCGAATGCGCGGCATGCAGTGTCAACACACTTCACATTAACGAGTACTACATGGTTACCGATGAGGTTTGGAAGACGGCCCACCCCGAGGACCGCGGCATGCTTTGCATCGGTTGCCTGGAAGACAGACTCGGTAGACAACTCACGAGCGATGACTTTACGGATGCTCCAATTAACCAGGGATACTTCGGATATTCAGAACGACTTCGTCAACGGCTAGCTGTATCCATCCCAACTTCCAACGAATAGTTGGCTCGAGCTCAGCCGCTGCCGGATCCAGGTAAACTTCCAACGAAGCGCTCATCAAAAGTCACAGTGTAACCGGCTAGCTCAGCAGCTTCTAACTTCCAACGAACACTCATAAGAAGTAACCGGACTCGCAGCGCGCTGTAGGAATTTTTCATTTTTTCGAACGGACTTGACAAGTTAACGGCACGGGGTATACTGGAGGTACCTAGAAGGAGAAACAATGGACGAGCAATGCTCCACATGTCTAAACGGGCCTGAAGATAGCCCGATGGTATCTACGTACATCAATCACAAAGACGAGAAGCGACTCCAGTGTCAAGATTGCATGGACGGCTCGAACTGCTTCACATGCGAATCCTGCGGAGACGGCCTAGCCACTGAGCAAGTTGACTACGTACCAAGCGGCCTACGTGAGTGGTGGTGCAGTGACTGCACGGAGGACGATGAGGGAAGACTCTTCAAATCAAAGAAAGAAAACGAATGGGTGTTCAAAAATGATTGACCCGTGCGTATATTGTGGCGAGTCAACCGCATTCGGTTTCGGCAAGTTCGTGAACCGTCTCCCTGTAGATGACGGATGGGGTTGTGCCGAGTGCTCGGGATTCGAGTGCGACGGATGCGAGAAACAAATCTATCTTGACAGTGACGTCACGGACTCGAATGGCGAGGGACACTACCACGAGCAATGCGTACCAGAAGACGGCAAGCCTTAGGCCCGCAGCTAGCTGAAGCTGACACTTCTTACGAACGGTTCGTTAAAAGTTAGGCCCGCATCCGGATCCGGCGAGCGCAACGGTACCTCAAATCACACAGTTGACTAACGGGTATATTTGAACCATGAGGTCAATTGAACTACACGTAATAAACACGGCGAGCGACGTGGACACTGCCATAAACAACGGCTTGGCTGAGCCAGAGGAACTGGACTTAGCAGAATGTGCGGCGTGCGCTGACGAGGTCGGACAGGTTGACGGACTGTTCCACGCGTTCGCATTGCTACTCGACGAACGGGACGTCCCTTGGTTCGTGTGCTACGCGTGCCTAGAAGATGCGATTGACCCTCAGCCTCTGACGGACAGCACGCTCTCATACATAGATGATGACGGAGAAGAGTTTGAGCAGTTCACCCTTAGAGATGACGAGTAGAAGTTAGGGTTGCCTAACTAAACACTTCCAACGAATAGTAAGAAGTCCTGAAATACATTCCCGCTGCCAACTTCGCACGAAACTTCGCCAGCCAAAAAATGAAAAATAGTTTTCTGGAACTCGCCAAAAAATAAAGTTGCGTCAAAAATAAAATCGTGCTACCTTTCTCTAAGCAACATTTCTTTATAGAGAGAGGACACCAAAATCCACACGATACAACTAATGCTCGTAGAGGCAGATAACGCAGTAGGGGCTTTTCAGCAAGTAGCAAGCAAACTAGACGAGGGCGAGCCACGCTGGTCTGATTGGCACGAGGCAGTAAATGACCCAAGCACTCTCAACTTTGCTGGTCGCTGGTCAGGGGAAGTTTTTATGACCCCAGAGCAACTAAAAGCAAGAGATGAAAAACAAGAAGTAGATGTATCTGAAAATCCAAACTACCTACGCTTTTCAGACGACCCTAATCTTGCTGACGAAGTTATCCAGCGTTTCATCTCTTATCGTATGAACGAGATTGAGAGCATAAAGAAAACTCTCGCAACTGACTACGCCAGCATTGACCTAATGTCTTATCTCTATGACCCAAACAAAGAGCCAGACTTCCGAACAACAGGTATGGGTCTTTACTACATAAAGAAACTTGTATCTCTTTATGGAAACGATTGGACTTCTGATACTGCTATCTACGACTTAGAGGATTGGAACGCAAGCCTCACTACTTTCTATAAGCGTGTCCAAAATAACCCAGAGCGTCAGTTCCTAATACCTGTTGATTTTCACCATTAGCGAACAAAGCAAAAAACTTTTAGAAAGTGCTTGCGAAAACTAAATAGTCGTGTAAAGTCAGATGTATTGGAAAACTCCAATGAACCAAAAACCAAGTTAGGACGAAAAACAAAATGACCCCAGAGTTCGGAACACTAGACCCAGAAATGGCAGAGGCAGTAGCAACTGCTGAAACTATGGGTTCTAGCAACGCACCAAAGGTTGTAGGAAAAGGTATCTACCTAGAACTACACACAGCAGACGAGATGAACACCACCCAAGTTCTGATTACCCCAGAGGGTATTGACGAAAAGGGTAAGGCAGTATCTATGGCTATTATCTATCGCACCATTTCAGAGTGGTCGCCTCGCAGACAATGGCGAGTAAACTTTGTGCGACCAAAGGCAGAGAAGTCTGCCCCAGAGAACACAACTGAAATGTTGGCAGAAGTAGTGAAGTTCTTAGAGCGTCAGATGATGTATTCTGCTGACCTAACACTACGCAACAACACTCCTATCGTTTTTGAGGTAAGCAACATTGACCTCGCAGATGTAGCAGAGTGGAAAGCACCAGCACCAGCCCTACGCAGACTTGCCAAAGCAAGAACAGCAGTAGGTTTCCCAACCGAGTTTTACAAGAACCACTAAGTCATAAGAGAGGACGAATAACTAAAATGACTACAACAACTGAAACAACAGCAACCAGCAAACTACACGCTGACCTTGATGAACTAATCAAGGGTGTAGTTCTACACAGCACTAAGACAGAGGCTATCCCTGCTATTATGGAAACGCTAATGCCTATCGCTGGTCGTGCGAACCTGCGAGCAAAAGCAGGAACAGCAAAACCAAAGACAGCAAAGGCGACCAAAGTGGTAGAACCTATGATTGGCGAGAGCCAATACCTGCGTCCAAATGGACAGGCTTACTATTCTCGTATGTGGGGCGAACACTCCGACATTGAGGTTCTAAGAACTGCGAGAGCAAACAAGAAGTTCATTTTGCTCTATGGAAGTCCGGGCTGTGGTAAGACAGCACTTGTTGAGGGTGCGTTCCCAGACGAACTTTACACCTTGCTTGGAACAGGCGACACCGAAGTTTCAGACTTCGTAGGTGGCTACATACAGACACCGAGTGGTGGCTTTGAGTGGGTGGACGGAGTTCTGACCAAAGCAGTAGCAGAGGGCAAGGTTCTCTTGATTGACGAAGTTGGTCTGATTGACCCAAAGGTTATGTCTATCGTTTATGGTCTTATGGACGGACGAGATGAACTAACTATTTCGTCTAACCCAGAGCGTGGCGTAGTAAAAGCCCAAGAGGGTTTTTATGTAATCTGTGCTACCAACCCGAACGCTCACGGAGTGCGTCTATCAGAGGCACTTCTATCTCGTTGCCTAATCCAAGCAGAAATGACTACTGATTGGACGCTTGCTAAGAAGTTGGGCGTTCCAGCACCAGCAGTTTCAGCAGGTATGAACCTCGCTAAGAAACAACTAGCAGGTGAAGTATCTTGGTCGCCTCAAATGCGAGAACTCCTAGCGTTCCGTGATGTATCAGAACTCTTTGGTATGAAGTGGGCGATTGGAAACTTGCTTGCGTCAGCACCAGAGATTGACCGAGTTGTGGTCGCTGATGTATTCCGTAGAGTGTTCGGTGATGATGATTGCCGACCAGCAAAGATTTAGTGGTTCGTCCTACTAAATCGGGGAGTGCCGAGTTTCCCCACTTGGCACTCCCCACCCTAAAAACTTCATAAAAACTATTTTTCATTTTTGCTAGAAATGAACTTGCGTAGAAAATAAATCTGTGCTTTACTTATCTTGTTAGCCTAACGAAAGGACAAAACAAATGGCTCACTATGTATCACGACTAGACACACGCACCAGCACTACTCCCCCAGAGTGGTTGGCTACTTGCTCACAGATTGGGCAGGTTGTAAATGCTTGGGCAGGTCGCCACGACCTAGTTGTTTATGCTGGCTCTGACGCTGGCTATGGACATACTGCTTGCTTTATCAAATCGTCTGCTGAAATAGAAATCAACATACCTATCGCTTTTGGCGAGTGGGCAACCCCAGCGTTCGTTGGCGATTTCACAGACAGAGCCACGCAGTTTGATTGGGCTAATGCCACAGGCGTTATCTACCACGAGGCTTTACACGCTCGCTATTCAGAGTGGGACATTGAGGCATTAGAGGCTATGCCAGAACAAGTGTTCTCTGTGTTCTCTGTATTGGACGAGGCTCGCATTGAGCGTTATGGCGTAATCGCTATGCCAGAGAACCAGCCCCTACTAAGAGCGTCTGCTATGAACCTTGCTCTGGGCGACCTTGATGATAAGGCTATTGCTGAAATGTCTGATGTTCGTCAGGTTGCGTTTGTCTGTGCTTTGGCTATGGCGAGAGTGGACGCTGGCGTTCTAAAACTCTCTGATGTTCGTGCGACCTACGACAAAGTGATTGAGGTCATTGGTCAGGAACTCTTTGATAACCTACGCTCTATCTGGGTTGAGTTCCAGAAACTACGCACTAGCGAAGTTGAGCGTGGTCGTGAACTTGCTGAAAAGTGGTTGGCACTTCTAAACGAGGCTGACCCACAACCAGAGGGGGGCTGTGAGTTCCCTAGTGGTGAGGGTGAGGGTGAGGGTGAGGGCGAACCAGACCCAACCAAGTCAGGCAAAGGCAAAGGCAAGTTCCTCAAAGAACTCAAAGACGCTATGAACGAGGACGCAGACAACTCTGCTACTGATGTTGAGCAGAGCCTACAAGACCAGCAGGGCAAAGAGGAACAGCAGAAAGAACTCAAAGAGCGTGGCTCAAAGAGCGAGCGTCAGGCTAAGGCTAAGAAAGAGGCTGGCAAAGTTTTCTCTAACTCGTCAAGTGGTGGAACAGGAACTACCTACTCCACGCTACAAGAACAGCGTTCGCCAAAAGGCAACGAACGAGCAAGTGCTGTTCGCCTAGCCCAGATGTTGGACAAGGCAAAGTATCGTGAGCGTTCTATCACCGAAGTCAAGAGCGTTCTGCCACAAGGTCGTCTGAAAACTCGTATCGCTATTCAGAACTCGGCTATGAAGTCAAAGGGTATTCACTCGGAACTTCCAGCGTGGCGACACACTAAGCGTAAGCATACTGACGACCCAACTCTCTCTATCGGAGTAATGGTGGACATTTCAGGTTCTATGTCGTCTGCTATGGAAAGTATGGCTACTACTGCTTGGGTTCTATCAGAGGCAGGTCGCAGAGTTCAGGCGAGAACTGCTATGGTCTATTTTGGTCAAGATGTATTCGCAACTCTCAAAGTTGGTCAGAAGTTGGAACAGGTTTCGGTATGGTCAGCACCAGACGGAACGGAAGTTTTTGGTCGTGCCTTTGACGCTTTGGACGGACACCTAAACCTCGTCTATGGCGAGGGAGTGAAGTTGCTGGTCATTGTGTCGGACGGACACTACACAGGCAACGAAACACAGAACGCCAAAAACGCTATCAAGATGTGTGCCGATAATGGCGTGGCTGTTCTCTGGCTCGCACCGAACACAGGTTGGTCTGGTTCTATGGGTGGAACGATTGTCGGTCAGAACGGAGTGGTCGTAGAGAACCTAGATGTGAACGAGATTGCTAATGTGATTGGTAAGTCTGCGACCAACGCTCTACTGAAAGTTGCGTCTGGTATGTAAAAGAACTCCGTTAGCAGATTGAGCAACTGCCCCCCAACTCTCGCTCTCTGCTAACGGACTAGAACCCCCGATACTTTTTATTGTCCTTTCTTGTATCGGGGGTTCGCCTTTATCTGGGTTAGGTTTTCTGGAAACTATTTTTCATTTTTACAAGAGAGATTAGACACACCGAAAAAAGTTTTGATTAGGTATTGCGTATTCGTGAAAAGTGTGCTTTACTCTTACTAAGCACAAACGAAAGGACGAAACCAAAATGTGTGAAACTTGCGAACAGAACATAGACGAGGCAGACGACCGAGAACTGCTACTTCTATCGCTGGCTATGATTGGTGGCTTAGTTGAGAACTATGTTGAGGAAGGCTACTGCGACCCTGTGATGTATAAGGCTGTGAAGTTGGCAGAGCGTATCACCCTCAAACTAGGGATTGCTGAAATCACCGAGAAGTTTACTTTCCTGAAAATCCAAGCAGGGGAAATCATTGAGGCAACTATTGAGCGTGAGGGTCTTGACCTCAAACGAGAGGATTGGTCATAATGCCAAATTGGGTTTACAACAGCGTTTCTGTGTATGGAACAAAAGAAACTATTGAGGCGTTCTACGAAAAGGCGATTGCCCCACACCCTGAAACTTTTGACGCTGAAACTAAAAAGGTTGTCTATACAGACAAGCCAGAGTTCTCGTTTTGGAACTTTGTTTCCCCACCACAAGACGCAGTAGAGAGTGGCGAATACTTTGGCACTCACGGCTGGGCTGACGGCGAGAAAAAGGGTGATACCCCTGTGAATTGGTATAATTGGAACAACGATAATTGGAACACCAAGTGGGACGCTTGTGATGTTTATGGCGAAACAACTATCAACAAAGACGGAACTGCTGAACTAAGCATTTCTTACAACACGGCTTGGTCTATTCCCGAACCTGTTATGACGGCTATGGTTGAGCAACACCCAGAACTAACTTTCCATTTTTCGTGTGAAGAAGAACAGGGTTGGGGTGCTGACTATTCAGGCACGGACGGCGAGTTGGTGGAAACCAAATCTTGGGACATACCCGACAGCCACTCCGACTATGTAGAGCGTGATAATGAGGACGGCTGTATCTGCTCTCACTATGACGACGAGGACGATTGGTATGCCGATTGCCCAAGAGAAACCAAAGAGTTCTTTGTAGAGATTACACGGACTTACAAAGTCATAGCCAAAGACGCTGAACAGGCGTGGGAACTAGCAAACGATACTGCTGACGGCTTGGAACTACAAACGGACGAAACTACCTGCGTGGTCAAGAACGAGAACGGACAGCGTTTGTATCCGATAGCAGAGAACGGCGTGGAGTGATGAGCGAACAGGTGATACGGATACGGCTTGGTCATACAAGCGACCCCTACACAGAACTAACGAACGGCTCGCTTGGAACGAAGTTGGGTGAACGCATTGACCCCTACGGAGATTTGATTGTTCGTGTGAAGTGGGACAATGGTTCGTCTATGAGCCTGATTGACGGACACGATAGTTGGACGGAGTTCGTGGAAAATGATTAGCACCAAGACGGGGAATACCCTGCTGGAAACGGAACTTGATTGCCGAGAGTGTGGTGCGATAGTCGTGGACTTCTATGAGGTTGAGGGAGTTTCAGACGGACGAGGATACATAAGTTGTTATGAGTGTGGAGAGATAGCCGAAGTTGAGATTGAGTGAAGTATTTTTCATTTTTACAAGTGAGATAAAAAAAAATAAAAAAACTTGTGAAATGAACTTGACTTATCAGAACTACCTGTGCTTTACTTATAGAGCAACACACCCAACGACAATCTAACGAAAGGCAAGTCCAATGGGAAACGCAACTAAGAACCAAAGCACCACCACTATCAGCACCACAACTCCAAATGTGGTAGTCCTGAAACCAGCACTCCAAAAGCAAGTAAAGAACTTGCGTGATGGGCGTGATTTAGGCAAGCAAGCAAAAGAGATGAGCGAGAACGCTCGTCAGGCTCTACTTGACGCACTTGGCTCAATCGCCTCTGACCTTGTTGGAACTGACGCTAAGGGTAAGCGTCTGATTGCTGTAAAGGTAATCCCCTCGTCCGAAAAGATTGACTTTGAGCGTATGGCAGTAGAGAACCCAGAACTCTACGAACTTGTCCAGACCTACAAAGTCGCCAAAGGTGCTGGTCAGCCTACTCTGCGAGTAGATGTTCTCTGACCAGAACTAGCAACACCCCTATAACTAAATAATCCCCTTTCCGAATAACGCTGGCAGACTTCCTATCGTTTGCCAGCGTTATTTTTTATCTGGCGATTGGGAAAACTATTTTTCATTTTTACAAGAGAAATAAAAAACACACGAGCCTACTTGTGCGAAGTTGCTTATACCTGTATAGTCGCTTGTATGAATACAACTTTACTTTTTATCCCCATTGTCTATCTACTAGCAGTTAGCCTACCTATCGTTTTCGCTGACCTGCGTGTAGCACGAGTGCCTAACAAATACACTCTCCCTGCTCTCTACCTGTGGCTAATCTGTTCTACCACCTACGCTGTTCTATCTGGCGAGTGGCTTTGGTCGCTTGTGCTACCTATCATCTTTGGAATAGCGACTTTGCTTGTTGGAGTTTATTTCTCTGGCAAGGGAACTCTGGGTATGGGTGATGTGAAGTTGCTCGTCTTTATGGGTCTATCTCTATCTTGGAAGTCTGCTTGGGTCTGGTTGCTACTCCCTGCTGGCTCGTTGCTAATCGCATTTGGGATTTTTCTTTTCTACTACTTCACACGAACAAACAAACTTTCCATAAGACTTGCCCCTGCTATCTACTTCGTGTATCTTATTCTTACAGCAACACTATTTCTGAACTGAAAGGACAACTGAAAATGCTAATGCGACACGCACTCGGCGAGGTCTTACGAGAACTCCGAAACGAACAGGGTCTAACCCTGCGACAAACTGCTAAGACTTCTTGTATGGCTCTTGGCTACCTCTCTGAAATAGAACGAGGACACAAGGAAGTTTCGTCCGAAGTCTTGGACAACTTGGCTCGTGGGCTTGGATACGAAACACACGAGGTAATCATCTTGGCTGGATACCGACTAGGTGGCTTGGACAGAGTGCCGAACACACCGAGAGAACTTATTGAGCAATACACCGACTTAGTGGCTCGCTAAGAACACCGAGAGAATAGGAACGAACCAATGAACGAACTAAGACTATTGACCAGAACCGAACACGAACACCTAGCCGACTTGGTATTCCAAGAACTACGCAAAGCAACTCACGAGGACACTAAGCGTATGTGGTTATCTATCGGGGACAAGATTGACGCACAGGTAATCCGAGAGGGATACTCCAACGCTGACGGACGAGAGAACGAAGAACCAGAGATAGACCCGACACCATAATCTTTATTCGGTAGCCCGACCCTCTGGGTCGGGTTATCTTTTTGTCGGCTCGGTCTGGAAACTATTTTTCATTTTTACAAGTGGAGTAAAAAATAATCACCGACCCTACTTGCGAAAACTTCTAATGTTGGTATTCTTATCTCACGACAAAAACCTACTGAAAGGAAAAAATCAAATGGGTATGGATGTCTATGGAAAAAACGCCGTCAATCAAACGGGCGAGTATTTTCGCCGTAATGTTTGGGGCTGGCGACCACTCTGGGATTACTGCCTAGACCAACACGGCGAACTTGCCGGCAAGGTAGAACACGGACACAGCAACGACGGCGACGGGCTTGACGGCGAGGACAGCGTAGCATTGGCTCGCCTCATAAAGACGGCTATCGCTGACGGCTCGGCGAGTGCCTACATTGAGAAACGCAACGGATACCTCGCAGGCTTGGAACGACCTGCTTGCGAACTCTGCGAGGGAACGGGTATTCGCTCTGACCAAGTTGGAGTAGAGAACGGAATGCCTGACCGAGAGTTGCCTGACGAGATGAAAATGCTCACGGGTCGCTCGCACGGGTTCTGTAATGCTTGCTCTGGTGAGGGTAAGCGAGATGCTTGGGAAACTAACTACTTCCTTGACCTTGACGACCTTGCCGAGTTTGCCGAGTTTTTGGAAAACTCTGGTGGGTTCTCAATCTGTTAGACCATTTCCTATCAACAGGAAAACACCTGAGCAAGTGTCTAAACTGCTCAACTTTTTTGTCTCTCGGTTTAGGAAACATTTTTCATTTTTACAAGTGAGATAGAAAATAAACTTGCTGATGTCTGTGGTTGTGATTAGTATGAACTTACATAACAAATAACGATTGGAGAAAAGTTATGAGCGACAACTATCCAGATGGCTCAATGATGGGTTCTGGTATCTATGCCAAAGAAGTTTCGTATGACGAGTTTGAGTGCGAAAACGAGGAGTGCCTAAAAGAAAATGGTGCTGGGGAAACTACAACTGACGATTGGGGAAACTACACGATTGAGTGTGAGTTTTGTGGTGCTACCTATCGTGAGAGCAGTATCGCTGACGACAGAGATGATTACTACGCAGACCAAGACGACAGAGATGAGTATTACGACTAATGGAATACGACCTATACTCACCTGAACGAAACTTCTCTGCTATTCCTGACCTGAAACTTGTAAAGATTTCTGGTGATGATAGAGATAGAAGTATCCATTTCCTTTGGCGAGGCGAGGCTCAATGGCTCGCTATGAGCAAGGACAACCACTATGACGATAACTGCTGGCTGGTAGTCAAGACAGACTACACAGACGAGTTTCAGGAGTTTCTTGACGAGGAACTTGGTGGCTACGATAGCCTAGAAAGCACCTTTGAGTTGGCTGACCTTATTCCCCTTGATTACGAACTTGTTTTTGTCTAAGTAATCTCAACACGATTTCCCCCTTGCTCGCACAAGCAGGGGGGATTTTTTTGGTGAAAAGATTGTGTGGGCATTTTTCATTTTTACAAGTGAGATAAAAACAACACACCGAAATAATCAAAATGAACTTGACGAGAGTTTGTGAATTGCTATACTGAAACTCCACCTAGATAGAGAGGACACTAGAAAAGTGGAACTTACCAACAAAGAAGCAGAGCGTATCAAACTTATTTACAACCAATACCACGCTGGCGTAATCACACCAGAGCAAGCACTAGACGAACTAGAACTTGTAATCAACGAGGAGAACTAAAATGGGAAGACAACTAGCATTAGACATAGCCAACACCGACTTATCATTAGAGCGACAAGTGGCGTGGCACTTACAGGGCAACCACTATCCACCTATTCCATTGGTAATGGTAGAGATTTGCGTTGAGGCTATTCAGTTAGCACGGCTCGGCTATTACACGGCAGAAGTAAAGTTGCCACTCGGCGAGAGCAAAGACGGCGAGCCGTTCCAGATTACTTGGCACGGACAAGACACCGCACCCGTATCGGCTATCGTTGAGAGCCACCACCTAGACGCATTTATCCAAGACGGCGAGGACTAAAATGGGAGACCGCTCATACATACAAGTTGAGAGCAACCGCTTTGCCTCACCGATAGTTTTTTACGGACATTGGTCAGGCACGGATAACCTCACGGCAGTAAAAAATGTTCTGGCTCGCACGGCTCGCATTGGAGACCCGTCTTACCTAACCGCTCAACTATTTCACGGGTTCGCTATGGAACTCGGCGAGTATGACGGCTCGCTAGGGTTCGGGATAGAGAGCGGACACCTAACGGGTGGAGAGTGGAGCGACAATCCTATCGTGGTCGTCAATGCCGATACAGGAGAGTATGCCTACGACGGAGAGGTATTTAGCGAGTTTGTGTCGCCCGTAGCCGATAAAGCGTTGCTGTGGAGTAAGACGGGAACGGAAACTGCCAACACATAAGCCCTAGTCGCTTGTCCCCTATCCAAGCCGACTAGATAAGAGAGCAGGTCAGTTAGTAAAGTCCCCCTTTACTAACTGCCTGTTTTTTTTTGTTGGTTGGAAGTTTTGGAAACAATTTTTCATTTTTACAAGAGAGATAGAACTAATGGGAAAAAGTTGAGAGTTTTAGGGTTAGTATTTATGTAGCAACAACAACTAACGAGATAGGAACTCAAGTGAGCAAAACAACAGAGCAACGCCTAGATACAACAACTCAACAACTCAACATAGCGTTTGACCTAATCAACGAACTATGGACTAACAATAATCTCAACTTGCTATTGGACACTCCAGAACTAACTGAAACTGAACGCCAAGTGAGAGAGATTATCATCTCAACAAGATTGGCGATTATGAACGCCAGCAACGAACTTACTTTATTGCGAATACAAAACTAGCAATAATCTAAAAAGTCCCCTAGCCCAAAAAGTTAGGGGACATTTTTTTAGTCAATGTCGTTTAGGCATTTTTCATTTTTACTAGATGAGTTGGAAACTTCTCACGAATAATCAAAAGTTAGTTTTGGATACGATAATCTTTATTTAGGCAAACGCCAAACAAACTGATAGATAGGAAACTCTCTCAATGGAAACTACTAACAACACCGAAACTCTAACTCTCCAATACGAGTTGTCTAACAACTGCGAGTGCGTAGATTATGACGAAGATACTGCCACCGAAACTCCTAGCCCTTTCTGCTTGGGTTGCTATGATGACGACTTAGACAACATCAAACACGACTTACTAAACAAGTGGATAACTGCTAACGAGTTTGAGTTAGATACACCAATAAAGATTATTGGCTCTAAGATGACTTGGCGTGGAGTTTCAGGATACAAGATGACGACACCTGAAAACCTAATCTCATCTCTTACAGGTGATTACGACTTCACACTGCGTTTCTACGCCAGCGACGACTACAAGACACTACGAGTAGTGCGTTCATCACACGACGAACTTGGTGCGAGTTTTGAGTTTGAGCAAGCGACACCAGACGAGTTAGACGAATACTACAACTAACTAACTTCACACCGAAATAGTCCCCTTGATTAGTCAGGGGGATTATTTTTTGGTCGCTCTTTCACGAAGGCATTTTTCATTTTTACTAGGTAGATAACAAACAATAAAAAAATGTCCCCCCCTAGACTTAGGATTGAGTTATGGCTAATACAAACTCACACAAGGCTCTCCCTGAACTTACAGAGCAGAGCGTTCTAACACCGATAAATGCGAACATCACCGAAATCAACTTCGCTCGCCGAGTTGAGATTATGGATAATGGTTGCTGGCTCTGGCACGGAAGTTTCCAACCTGCTAAGGCTAGTAATGGCTACAAACGCCGACCTTTGCTCTGGTCAGGTCAGGGTCGCCAAAATGGCAAAATGGTATTTGCTCACCGATACGCTTACGAGAGCCGAGTAAGTGAGTTGCCAAATCAACGCTATTACGCTCTAGAGCAGACTTGCGAACTAGACCTATGCGTAAATCCAAATCATTACGAACTGAAACACCGAGAAATCTTTGCTCACAACTCTCACCCTAACTTGATTGCGAGTATCAAGGCTAGACCTAAATGTAAAAATGGACTACACGATAGAACTCCTGAAAATACTTTGATACGAAACACAACTCCAACTTGCCGACCTTGCCAAAAGGTTTCTGCCAAAAAAGCGAGCGACAAGTTTCAGGCTAAGAAAAAAGCCAACAAAAAATAAACACGGAAACTCAAACGCCCAGAGCGAGCGAGGTTGCCTCAGCCATTTTTCATTTTTTCTAGATAGAATGACGACTTCGTGAGAAGTTGTAATAAATGTCTGTGGTTTGTGATTGACTATCTATGTAAGAGCAACACCCCAAACACCGAATAGATAGGAAAACCGAAATGGCAGTTATAGATTGGGACGAAGTGGAATACGCACTAGACGACGCTAAGGCTATCACTTGGGACACTTGCCACAAGATTTATGTTCTTATGGACGACGAGCAGGTTGCCGAAACTCGTGGCTATGGTTATGGTGATGAGCCTGATAGTTTCTTTACTTGCGAAGAGAAGACACCGAGCCAAATGCTCTCCATACTAAAAGAGTGGTTTGAGAAGTCCTGTTCCCTGAAGTTTATTCAGGCAGTAGAAACTAATCACGAAGACGCTAACGCTGGCTATACGAGCCTGATTGAGCAGGGTGCTACCGAATACGAAGTCTGCTGGATTTGTGGCACCGAAGGTTGCGAAGGTGAGTGCGAAGACGAAGACGAAGACGAAGAAGACGAAGACGAAGAAGATTAGTCCAAGTCGCTAGACACCGAAATCCCCCTAGTCAAAATGGTTAGGGGGATTAGTCTTGCCCAGCACGAACCTTGTTCGTCTAGGCATTTTTCATTTTTTCTAGATGTAGGAAAATAATAATGAAAACACGGAAAGAAATGTCCGTGGTCAAGGTTATTATTTATGTAGCAACACAAACCAAACGATAGGAAACCAAATGTCCAAGAACACAAAATGCCTAGCCTGTCTAGCAACCTTTACCAACTCCTACAACTTGTCTTTTTGTGGCGAGTGTGGGGCTGACCAGCAATACCTAATGGAATACCAAACAAACACGGAGAGAACCTTGCCAACTCAAAACGAACTACTGATTGCTCGCCTAGACGCTCTAATCGCTGAACTAGAACTGACCAAGCAAAACCTAAAAGACCTTGCTGACCTAGTGGGGATTGACCTGACTACTTCCCCTAGTGGTGATAACTAATGACCAACAAACCAAAAGCAACACCAGAACTATTGGTAGGTCGCCAAGCAAGTTGCTCTATGATTGGCGTTCAGGGATTTCACGCTATCAAGGCATCAAGCCTAGCCCTAGCGTTCTTTGAGTATCGCCCTGAACACGATTACGATTTCTACTATTGTGGCTGTATTGGGTGGGACTAGACCCCCAGACACCGAATAAAAACTTCCCCCCTACTTATTCCAAGGTTCGTAGGGGGGAACTTTTTTGGCTGTCGTTCGTCTAGGGATTTTTCATTTTTACTAGATGTATAAAAACTTCATTAGAAGTTGAGATAAATCCAAACCAAAAGTGGTTAGATAGTTATGTAAGCAAAAACGCTTACTCAAGTTAGATAGGAAATCTAAACCAAAATGACCAAGCAAGTAATCGTAATCACACCAGAACACGAAGTATCTGTCCAGCAAATGCCAAGCACCAGCCCTGATGAATACAACTTTCTAAACACGGCAGTAGCAGGTTGGATACAGGCAGTCGCTCTAGCAGATGACCTAGAAGGTATTACCCTTTGGGTCAATGAAGAAGGTAAGTTGGATAACCTGCCCTACAACCCCCTAGCAACTCTCCTTTGGGAAATGTCCTATGGCTTTACTGATGTAATCTGTGGCACAGCAGTCCTAACAGGTGGCACTGATGATGAAGGTGAAACACTTCCCCTAACTGATGAGCAGGTCGCCAAAATCTTAGCAGTCGTGAAATAACCAAACACGGAAAAGATACTCTGCCAGAAATGGCAGGGTATTTTTTTGCCCAGCGTTGAGCGAACTTCGTCTAGCCATTTTTCATTTTTTCTAGATGTAAGACCAAAATACAAAGAACTTGTATTTGATGTCGGTCGTAGGGTATAGAGTGGTCTTACAGCAAAACGCTGAAACCAAAATCAAGGAGATACCAAAAATGGCAACTGCCAAAACAGCCGAGAAGGCAACCAGCAACACCGAGCCTAAGAAGGCTAGAAGCAACAAGAAGGCAACACCAGCAGTATCAGTAGAACTATCAGCAGAAGGCAAGAAGGCACTAGCCGCTTTCCGTGAAGCCAAGAAGGCAGAAGCCCTAGCCAAAGAGCAGAAGGAAATGGCAGAACTAGCCCTTCGTGAAGCACTAGGCGACCACAAAGAAGGTCTAGTGGAAGGTATGGTCGTAGTCAAGGTTGTAAATGGCAAGAACACTCATTTTGACCGAGAACTAATGAAGGAAATCTTCCCAGAAGCCTACCAAGCAACCCTTCGTGAAACTCTTTACGATTACCTAAGAACTCTCTAACACCGAGAGCCAAGCGAACTCCTGAACTTCGGTTCGGGAGTTTCGTTTTATCTTTTTTTGCGTTTCTTGTAGCCATTTTTCATTTTTTCTAGATACATAGTAAAAAGTGCGACAGCACTTCACACAAAGTAGATAAATGTCGCCCCCTAATGTAAGAATAGAGATACCAAAGAGATAGGAACTCAAAATGGCAAACCGAAAAGAACTTCAGCAAGTTATCAAGATTGTAGCCAAGCACGGCTGGTCTATCGCCCTAAACAAGAACAACCATTACAAGTGGATAGCCCCTAGTGGTGCGTTCTTCTATTCTTCTAGCACTCCAAGCGATAGGCGTAGCCTAGAACGAATAAAGAGAGATTTACGCCGACTAGGCTTTGACCTGCGAAAACTAGACAACTAAGGAGATACAAAATGGCACTCACTCACGGAGATTACAACTGCGATAGTTGTGGAACTTGGTGCGACCTAGACCCTGTGGCACTTCTAGGCAGAACCCCTAAACTCTATGGCTTGGAAGACCCCGCTAAAGTCCTAGAACTAACTCACTTCTGGCTCTGTGGCGATTGCTCGCCTGATTACCCCAATGGTGCTAAAGACTTCTTCACCGAAGATTACTTTGAGATAGAAGAACCCTACTGCTCTGGGTGCGAGGTTGAGCCTGTGCTGGCTTGGGGAAACTCCTGTGCCTACTGCGACTAACTAAAAGAACTCCCCCTGATAAGTCAGGGGGAACTTTTTTTTCGGCTTTTCGTCTAGCCATTTTTCATTTTTACAAGAGAGATAAAAATACTTCGTTAGAAGTAGTTGTAATGTCGGTGGTTTATGGTTTGATAGTTATGTGAGCAACACCGCCCACAAAACTAAAAAAGATAGGAAGTGCCAGAGTGTCCAACGACAACCTAGCAAACCAACTAGCAGAACTACTGAACGAGTTGGAAGAAGTATCAAGCGAACTAAACGACATTGACCTAGATGTTGCCAGCGAACTAAAGTCAGCAATAGACGAAGCAGAACAGGCTAAGTCCAACGCCGAAGAAGCAGTCAGCAATCTAGAAGATGTAATCAGCAACCTAGAAGCAATCTCTCTACCAGACCCTAGCGACCTAGAGAGTGCCACAGACCGACTAGACAAAGCAGTTGCCACAATCAAAGAACTAGCCGAGCAGTTGGAAACTCTAGCCCCTAAGTCCCTAACCCTAATCGTCAAGCAGGGTTCGGCAGAGCAGAAGTTTTATCTTCACCCAGACAGCCCAGCCGTGATTGAGATTATCACCGAGTAATCTCTCGCTACGAAGAAGTCCCCTTGACCTTAGGAAAGTCAGGGGGATTTTTTTATGCCCAGATTTTTTTGCTTTTCGTGTAGGCATTTTTCATTTTTACTAGATAAACTAAACAAAAATGCCAACACGGCATTTTATTTTTTTTTATCTCTGCTACATTGGAACTAGCCAATAGATAGGAGAAACCAAAATGGCTGAACAGAAAACATTTCCTAGCGTAGTGGAATACCTAAAACAACGAGAGCAAAAACTAGCAGACCTTATAGAGTGGATGTCGGCAACTAACTCCAACTCCATTGTGGTCAAACTAACCAGAACAGCGTTAGCAGAAGTTAGACACGCTCTACTGATTGCCGAACTAAACGAGCAAAAGACAAAGGAAAACTAAAATGGCTAAAATCGCAAACTACGAGATAGAGGCACACATCTCGGCACTAGCCCCGTTCATCAACTACAACAGCAGTATTGTTGCTAATCGTGAAAATGGGTTCTATCGTGTTTGGCATTGGGAAACACAAATCCTAACTTACAACATCAACACGGGTGTTATAGACCACCTATACTCTCACAATCGCTCTCAAACCACTAGCACCCTAGTCGGTCGTATCGTTCGTAATCTGCCCCGTCAAGCAGTCGTAAAGTTTCTAGTGGAAACCGAACTTGGCAAGTATGACCGAACTCGTATCGTGAAAATGGCGAGATTGTAAAAGTCCAAAAGAGATAGCCACGAACTTCGGTTCGTGGTTATTTTTTAGCCTCGTCATCACAAAGGCATTTTTCATTTTTTCTAGATGTATAAAACACTTCGTAAGAAGTTGTTGATAAATGTAGGTGGTCGGGTATAGATTGGAAACACGGGATAAGGAAAAGCCAAGTCCCCCAGACAGATAGGAAGTCTAATGACTACTTACAAGTGCCTAAAGTGTGGTGCTACCACAACAGACCCAAAGCACGCTCTAATCAAGTGGTTCCACGCTAACTGCCCAGCAGAGAAAGGGGGGAAGTAAAATGGAAGTCAAGTATCCAGAAGTCAAAAAAGTCAAGTTGATTGGTGAAGACGGAAACGCCTTTGCTATTCTTGGTCGGGTAATGAAAGCGATGAAAGTCGCAGGATTACCGAAAGAAGTCATTGACGCTTACTACACGGAAGCCACAAGTGGCGATTATGACCACTTGCTACAAACCACTATCAAGTGGGTCAAGACCAAGTAAAGCCCCGTCAGGTATTCGGTCAATACCTAAAGCCCCCTTGCTCAAAGAGAGCAGGGGGGTTTCCACTTGTCCAGAGAAACGCATTTTTCATTTTTGCGAGAGTAGGGGAAAAACTTTTTGGAAATCGGGAAAAAATCTCAAACAACTTTAGTTATCTCTAGTGGAAAGGAAATAAATGTTCATAGAACGCCCAGAAGACGCAGAGCAAGCAGAACTATTTGCTATGGGTCTAATCAAAGAACCGAAAGACAATGGCACGCTACTCCTTGTCCCTTGTCGCCACAAAGTATTCTGCCGAACACACGGAACACTTTGGATACATCTAAGAACCAACAAATCCAAAATCAAAATCAAAACAAGAGAGATACTAGGTAAATGACTAACCAGAACCCAGACCCAGACCAGAACCCCCTACTGAACCCTAAGTTCCTTGTTGGAGAGAACCCAGACATCAAAGGTTTCCTAGCGTGGCTGTTTGACCCAGAAGTAGATAAAGCGTTTCAGGAAGCGTTCCCGATTGACGAGAGTGAGCAAGATGAGAACTAAACTAACCCCAGAGCAAATCACCGAACTAGATAAATACCAGACACGGAAAACTTTTGACTTGATAAGAGTTGGTATGGTCTTAGGTCTAGTCCCTTGGTCTAACAAGATTACGATTACTCGCAAAGTTCGCAAACTGAAAACTGAAATCTAGCCAAGCCTAGCCTAGTAATCCCCGTCATTACTAGGCTCGGCAGGGGTGGTTGGCTAGGCATTTTTCATTTTTCCTAGATGAATAAAAAAACTTTTGGAAAATGCTAGACACGGCAACTTTTATTTTGTTAGGCTGGTCTTGTTGGAACAATCCAACGCTGAGAGATAGGAAACTCAAAATGAATAAGTATGTAATCCGTAGAGCAGTGCTAGGTATCGTAATCACTCCCCTAGTTGCTCTGGTCTGGCTAATCGGTATCGCTGTGCTAATCGGTATGGGTGCTGAACCAACTGCTAGTGCTAGTCAAGTCTGGGTAGATGGTCTATGGCTTGGCGTGGCAGTATCGGTGGTATTCGCTGGAAGTGTCTGGGGTAAGCGATAATGGCTAACAAAGATGTCTGGCTAATAGTTGCTTGCTCAATGCTGGTATCTGGCTCGGTAGGTCTGGGCTTTATACTTGGTAGAAACTCCGTCTATCGCAAACTGCGAACACGGACTAAAAAATGGCTTGATTAGATTGTCCTATCCAATCTAATCGGGAGAGATGAAACTCTCTATCGGGGCTAGGCGAAAAGATACCCCCCTATTTATCGCCTAGCCCCACTTTTATTTTTGCTTTTTCTTTTAGGCATTTTTCATTTTTTCTAGAGTTATGGAAAACTTCGTGAGAAGTTGTAGATAAATGTCGTTGGCTGGGTGTAGATTTACTACACGGGATAAATAAAAAAAATCCCCTGAATAGATAGGAAACAAAGTGAAGTATTTTCTCGCTGGACTAGGTGCTTACTCAATCGGGGTTGGCTCTCTATCCTTTATGGAACACAACCACCCGAACTCTCTGCTGGTCGGTTGGTTCTTGGGCCTGCTCTTGCTGGTCGGCTCTATGGCTCTATTCTTAGGTGGTAAGAAGTAATGACTACTAATGAAGACAACCTAATCACAATCCCTATTAGCATTGACCGAAACTTGCTCTGGCAATCCACCTTTGGTGGTGGCTGGGAACACTCGTCTTGGTGGGTAGGGCTGAAATACGGAGTTGGTGGCGATTGGGACAAGATTGGCGACGGAACTTTTACTCTAACTGCCTGCGACCCTGATGATGATGACGAACCTGAAGTCAAGAAGACCCTGACCATAGATGACCTTGCTCGTGCTTGGGGTGTGGCTCTTACAGAGAACTACCACCACTGCGGGCAACGCTGGGACTTGGAAGACCCTGACCATTGTGTAAGCGACGGAATACTCCAACTAGCGTTCTTCGGTGAGATTATCTACGGATAACAACACGGCCTCAAAAAAATCTCTCGGCTTCGGTTCAGGGATTTTTTTTGATTATTTTTTTTGTTTGTCTAGGCATTTTTCATTTTTACAAGAGAAGTTGAGAAACTTCTAGAAGTTGTTGATAAATGTCGGTGGTCTGTGGTTGACTTCTTATGTAGGCAGAAATGCTGAATGATGATAGGAAGTCAAAATGACCACTCCAATTTGTAGCGATTGCGGAAACTTTATTGCTGGTAAAGTTTTCCAAACTCTATCCCCTTACACAAACTCTAAACTCTGTGGCAAGTGCCACGCTGAAGAACTAGAGATGACCATTACAGAAGAACAGGAATAAACCAATGACCACAAACACCGAAACCAACACGGCCAAGGCTACGCTGAAAGTCGTTGCCCTGATTGACGAACTAACTGATGTTCGTGCCGAGATTACTCGCCTTGAGAAAATCAAGACTGCCCTAACTGCCGAAGTCAATGAAATCTTTGATAAGGCTGGCGTTGATACTCTGGTTCATCGCAACATAGATGTTGCTCGTAGAGATTGGCGTGAGCGTTCTGGAACTGATGAAAAGAAGTTAGCCGAGATGTTCCCCGAAGTCTATGAGCAGACCCGCAAGACCACTCGCTACTCCGTCCTAGTGTCGCTCTATCGCAAGGCAGTCGCCAAGAAGTAGAGCAACACCGCTGATCAACAAACTCCCGATTAGTCGCAAGGCTGGTCGGGAGTTTTTTTGGTCGGCTTTTGGTCTGGGCATTTTTCATTTTTTCTAGATGACTGGGGAACACTTCGTTAGAAGTGGAAACCCTGTTTGTTTTTTGATAGGCTGAAACTCCAAACGAGATAGGAACTCAAATGTCAAAAATCGCAAACCCTTACAACAACTTCTCTGCTGAAACTCTTGGCTACGCCATAGAGGAGGCTTATCGCCAACTCTCTCTGGGTGGCAACCCTGACCGCCTACTCCCTATGATTGAGCAGATGAGCGAGGTCTTAGAGCGTAAGCGTAAGACTGACTACTGCCAACACGGCGTTTTTCTCTATGGAGATGTTTCTCCGTCTTGCTGGGAGTGTGAGGTCTAATGGCTCTCAACAAGGCTGAACAGGCTAGGGCTAGGGCTGAACGCTCTGCCTTGTCCCTAGTCCTGCGTGAGCGTGCTAGAAGCAACGCTTCGGGGGTTCACAATAACAAAGGTGCTAGGCGTGCGAGAACTCGCTCTGCTAGTATCGCTAAGGCTGTATCTCAATGGAAAGTAGGTTCGTAATGCGTTGGTTCTGGTTAGGTCTTTACAAGACTTCACGGGTCATAACACGGGTGATGTTTGGGCTGGGTCATAAGGCTCAATGGCTAGGCTGGAAAGCCTATGACAAGGCTGGGCTGGGTGGTGGCGTGGTTCGTGGTCGTAGTCGTAAGCCTTTGACTGCTATCTGGCGTGCGTGGCGTAAGTTGCTGGCTCGTGTCCAATCGTGAAGCGTTGGGGGTCGTGCTTACTTCGCTGGGTGGGTTCTTCGTATTCTTGGGAGTAGGTGAGTGGGTGCGTCATAACCATTTGGGTTGGGGGTCGCTGGCTTTGGCTGGGCTGTTGTTCTTTTTTGGGTCGTTGCTGAAACGCTGATTTTTTTTTGGAGTTGGTCTAGGCATTTTTCATTTTTTGGCCTAAACCCTAAAGGGCATAACACGGTGATTAGTAAAAAAAAACTAACCCCCTCACTCGAAGGGGGTCAGCTTTTTTCTGGCTACTTTTTTACAAAGAAGGTGGCTAGGTGGGTGGAGTAGTTCCAGACTTGGATTTCAGCAATCTTGGTGAGTTCGTGGCCTTGGTAGAAATCCACAAACTCTGCGACCTTGCTCCAAGAGTGGCACTCATAGACTGGGCGAAGGATTTCGTTGCCCTCGTGGTCTTGGACAACAACAACCAAAGTGGTTGGAGTGCCTAGAAGTGCTAGGGGGCTGGTGGCGATTGTGTTCATTTGGTTCTGTCCTATCTGTAAGGGCTTGCCCTGCTGGCTTGCCTATGGCAAGCGTAGCAGGTGTCTAGTTGTAAATACAAGTTATTTAGATAACAGATTGATAACAGATTATTTGTCTGGTCTGGGTGTGAGGGGCGTCTGCGCGTGAGGGGTTCATACCTACACGGAAACTAACACGGCCAGATGTCTGGACCGGCTGGGGTATAGGTCTGGTATCTGTATAGTTTTGGGCTGAAACTATACAAGTCCGTTAGGTGTGTATAGTCCTGACCCTTCCTGCCTACCTCTGTCCACCTGTGTCCACTTGTGTCCACTTGTGTCCACTTGTGTCCATCTCTGTCTGTCTGTGTCTATCTTTGTCCCTCTGTGTCTAGGTGTGTTCACTTCTGTCTACCTCTGTCTACCTTGTCACCTCTGTCCTCTGTCTATGTGTATATTGCTCTGGGCTGGGGCTAGAACACGGTGAAGTCTGGGGGCTGGGTTGTTATCAAGTTGTTATCTAGATGTTGCGTATTTTGCTTTTTATGCTATAGACTGGTCGTAGACCAGTCAAAGAGGCTGGCAAGTCAGATAGGAAAATTTCAAATGTCAGTTAGTTTTTATGGCTACAACAAGACCACTCAGTCATTCTCAGAGGCAGAGGTCAACCTCTCTAACCTCAATGCCTCAGGTCTGCTAGACCTGCTAGGTATTCAGGTAGGCGAGGACTTCTCAGAGCGTTGCTGTGGCTCTATGTCTGCTGATGACCTGCTAGGTCGTGTCTTGATTGCTCAGGCTATCAACCCTGCTGATGAGGGACTACCTGCCTACAAGATGACTGGGGCTGACGCTGGCAACCACTCAGGTCTGCTAGGTGGTCTGCTAGGGGGGCTTGCTCAGGCTGAGGCCGAGGGTGAGGCTGGTCCTAGTATCTGGTTTGGTGGTCGCTCTGCTGGCTACTTTGATGAGAGGCTTGCTCAGGTTAGAGAGTTGGCTGAGGAGGTCAAGGCGCTAGGTGATGACTGGGTTATCAAGTGGGCATAGCCTAGCCCTACACGGAACCCCTCACGGCTAAGTCTGTGGGGGGTTTCTCTATGTCTGGGTTAGTTAGGTGGGTGGGGGCTGCTCTGGGCTTGTGTGTGGCTGTGTAGATGGGTAGATGGGCAGATGATAGGTGTGAACTAACACGGCTGCTTTCTGTCGGGTTTGACGGCTAACCCTTTGTAGCCGGCGTCTTTGTCTGCCTCTATTTTGAGTTCGTTAGATGGGCTGGTCGGGTGGCGGCTGGTTGTAGGTTGGTCGGGTATCTACCGGGGCTGTCCTCTTGATGTGCCTAGTTTTTATGTGCCTATCGTGGAGTAGTTCCTAATCTTTTTCTAGAGGCTCTCTAGGCTGCTGAGTTCCTACAAACTCCCGAGAACTATCGGCTCTGTTTCTAGGACTTCATCGGGGGCATCTAGAAGAAGACAATTCTTCGGGTGGCTTTTTTCTAGAGCCTTTGTCTAGCTTTTTTTGTATCTACTTTTACTTAGGTGTTTCTTTGAGATTTTAAAAATGTTTTTGCTTTTTAGTTAGTCAAAGTAGATAGTCGTTTGAGAATTCTATGAACAAACTTTAGGGGGGCGATTGAGTGCTAAAAATAAGGGGGGGTCGGTTTTAGGAAACAAATTAGGGTTTTTGGATTTCCATGCGCTACCCTCTCACAGGCCAAAAGCAGTTAGCGTTAAGGTACTAAATTTTAAATAAAGTACACTTCCTTTTGCCCGCTATACTAGTCCTATGACAGATCGCCGTTCAGCTCGCAAGCAACCACTCCCTCCAGAAGAAAAACGCTACCTACGCTCCCTCCCGCAAGAGGAACTGATTAAGCGCGTCTACGATCTTTACCACTCCGGATGGACTCTTCAAGCTATCGGCGACTCCCTTACTCCGCCACGTCCACGCTCAACCGTTCGTTCTTGGTTGCTCCGCTTCACTCCCCCAACCGAACGCGACTTAGTAGACGCCCCTATTTCTACCCCCGTTCCAAGCCCCGACTATCTAACCCATCCAGACGGGTATCAGAAGACCACTCCGGTCTCTCCAGGGATCCTCCCCGACGAAGCTGAGCTGATTCAGTCCATTGCTCCGATTGCTCGCCAGTATCGAGCAAAGATGTCTACCTCCTCCGCAGCAGCTGTGGCAAACGACCAGCTGACCGCTATTTGCCTGCGTTTACACGCTAACGGCGTCCCTGTTAAAGACCTGGCCAAAGCAGCCGGAGTAACCTATCGAGCTATGTATCGACGCATAAAGTTGACAAAATAGACGCACCTACTCTAGAGTTGTGATATCCTAGAAGTACGGAGAGCACATTCTTTCACTAAAAGGAAGGATGTGCTTTTTTGTATCTAAAACTAAATAGAATGTCACTTTGACAATAAACGACCCCAGTACTAAAGAAATGAAAGGTAAGGTCGCTAAATGAAAAAGAAAAACAAACTAGTGTCAATATCATCTGCAATTGTGTTGACTCTCGCAGGTTGTGCAGCATCAGCTGCTAACGCCTCTGTTGTTGAAAATGTATCTACTCCTACAGTTATTGCGTCTAAAGCAAAAACTGTAAAGTACTCATTAATGGATACATTGAACAAACATAAAGCCGCTCAGACTATGTTAAAAAAGCATGAGCTTCGCATAAAGAAGCTAATGACTAACGAAATCAAAATCCGAGCAGCTCTTAAAAAAGTGAAAAAGTACGCAGGTCAAACCTGGTACGTTTTCTCTGGTGCAACCCCGAGAGGGTGGGACTGCTCCGGTCTCGTACGCTGGACGTATGAACAAGTTGGTATCGAGTTAGAACATCGAGCCAGTGCCCAAGCCAATTCTGGCGAAAAAGTAAAACACCCAATCCCTGGCGATGTCGTCGCTTTCTACCACAAAGGTAGCAAGCGCTCATTCCACGTTGGAGTCTACTTAGGCAACGGCAAAATGATCCATGCTTACCGACATGGCATGCGTACAGTGATTCAACCAGTTAAAGAAGTTGTAAAAGAGAATTGGGGAGCTCGTGTGACATATACACGAATTCTCCCTCAGCTGCAGAACTAGTGTGCTAGTATTCAACTATGACATCTCAAACTGTATTGGTAATCGCAACTGTTGTTCTACTCCTAGTTGCGCCTAACGTTTACAGTATCTGGAATTTACTAAAGATCCGCTCCGAGCAGAAGAAAGAGGCTCAACTCCAACCTCTGCTCGGGGTGGTTCTTCCAAAAGACAAGAAAGAAAAATGACACGTTTCATCCTTTGGCTTCGTTCCATCTCTTGGATCACTGTTGCCGCCGTTGCTTTAGTAGTAGCGGCCGTTATCTTCAACTCAACCGTTCTGGCACTCTCTGCAGTGCCTCTAGCACTACTAGCTGCTAAGGAGTAGAAATGCCAGAAACACTTCTCTATATCGGCCTAGGGCTGCTTATTATGTCTGTCGCCGCACTCGGTTTGACAGTGCTAGCTTCAATTGCTATAGTTTTTATAAGTGGTACAGATTCGTATTCTGACGATCTGGATTACGATTTCGAAGATTAAAAATAAAACCACAGCAACCATAACTAAATAGGAGAAACATGACATCAAAAAACGTAATTCTTAGAGTCGAGAACTTCGACGAGCTAAGAGATTCGCTACACCAAACCGGACTGTTTGACATGGCTGACTGCATTGTAGAGATCAGCTGTAACTTAGACAGTTCAATTAATGAAGTAGAAAAAATGTTCAGTTTTATCAAGACAACAATCAATGTTGTAGACACAACTGTTATTACTGACAATGAAATAGAAGATTACAAAATCCAGTTACGAGAAGTTGACCCACCGTATATGCGTGGACCAGCTCGACGTGCACGCAAAAGCTAATTTGACAAAACCGAAAGATAACCTGTAAAGTGACGATTATGACAACTACATTTATTAAAAAGAACCAGATGCTCCCTCAGTACATTTACGAGGAGTTTGAAGGTCTATCCAACAACGACCACCGAGACACATTGATTCGTTCTCTACGTTCAGCTGGCTGGACACTAGAAGCAATCTCTGCAGCCTCTAACATCACCCGTGAACGCGTGAGACAGATTGCTCTTTCTCCTAGCTCAGCTGGAATATCCGTTCCAGTTGAGATTCCAGAGCCACCAGTTAAGCCAGAGAAGGCTAAGCCTGTTTACATTGAGCCGACTCCGGAGACTCTTAAGCGTTTGCTTGAACTCCAGCCTTACGCTCAGCAGGTTCGCTCGAACGGCAAAAAGTATCGTGCCGAGGCAGAAGAGTACACAGCCCTTCTAAACCACGCTCACGTTGTTGAAGGTGTAACTCTTTACCGACTAGCAAAGCGTCTTGGCGTTACTCACGGTGCTCTACGCTTCCGTCTTGTTCGCTACGGCTACAAGCAACCTGTAACTGCAACTTCTAAGGTCTACACCCCGATCGTTCAAGAGAACCGCCTAAAGTAGGGTAAAATAGCCCTATGGGTAAATCTATTATGGAGCAAATTGCTCTTCTGCCACCAGAGGAGCAGTATGCTGCATTAGCTGGAATGGATCCAGAAGCATTAATGTGGGACTGGTCTGTTTGGGGTCGACCTGAACAGCAGGCTCCCCCAGGGGATTGGAATATCTGGCTTGTACTTGCTGGACGTGGTTTTGGTAAAACAAGACTCGCGTCCGAGTGGGTTCGTGAGCAAGCTAGGTATACCAATACTGGCCAACGTCGTTTTGCTCTCGTAGCTCGTACTGCAGCAGACGTTCGTGACGTTATCGTTGAAGGTGAGTCTGGCATTATGAATGTCACGCCTCCAAGCGAACGTCCACTCTACGAGCCATCTAAGCGACGCCTAACTTGGCCTAACGGAAACGTTGCCTCACTCTTTACCGCTGATGAACCTGACGGTTTGCGTGGTCCGCAGTTTACCCACGCATGGGGTGACGAGATTGCTGCTTGGAGACAGACTCCTGATGCCGCAGGTATGACCGCGTTTGATAACTTACGTGTCGGTACTCGTCTAGGTCAACAGCCAAAGATTCTAGTTACCACTACTCCGAAGCGCACTCCGCTTCTCTACAAACTTATTGAAGAATCCCGTACTGACCGAGTCGTCATTACCAAGGGTTCAACTATGGACAACGCTGGAAACCTTTCCGGCTCCTACCTAGATACAATGCTCGGCGTTTACGAAGGAACTGCCCTAGCTCGTCAAGAGCTTTATGGTGAAATGCTTGAGGCCATGGAAGGAGCAATGTGGACAGAAGAAATTATTGAAGCTGGACGCCAGCTCTACATGCCCACCTCAACACCTCTTCGCTGTATTGGAGTCGACCCGTCTGTTGCTGAAAACCCTCGTGACGAGTGTGGAATTGTTGTTGTTGGTTCAAGTGCAGAGCATGACCTCTATAAACGCAACGCTTGGGTTCTAGAAGACGCCTCTATTCATGGTTCTCCAGATGTCTGGGCTAACCAGGTCGTAAAAATGGCCCGTAAGTGGGGCTGCCCGGTCATCGCTGAAGTAAACCAGGGTGGTGCACTCGTAAGAAACGCCATCAACACAATCGACCCAACTATTAAGGTCCTCGAAGTCCACTCCAAGCAAGGTAAGCAGCTTCGTGCAGAGCCAATTACTATGGCATACCAGCAAGAACGTGTTCACCACGTAGGTCACGCACTAACTGACCTTGAAACTCAGATGATTACGTGGATTCCAGGTGAAGGAAAGTCTCCTGACCGCGTTGACGCACTGGTTCACGCCCTCACTGCACTACTGATTAAGCCACCTCCTGGTTTTTCTGGCGGAAAAATCCGTGCAAAGAGCATGGGAGACAGAAAAATCCCTGGAATCACTAATCGAGGCGGAAGCGTGTTTAAAATCCGATGAAAATACTTTTTGACCTATTTCCAGCCGTATTAGTGGCCGCTGCACCCGGTTTACTTGAAGATTTGGACCAAATTAAGGTAGTTCCGCCTACCGAAGAGGCATTTATGGTCGACAAATGTCGAATCGTGGTTGATGAAGATCTAATTATTGTCGCTGTAGATTCGCCAGAGGGTGCTAAGATCATATTTCAAGAAGAATATGACGTTTTTATCAAGAATCGCCCTGGTGAAAGCAAAATTTTAACTAAAAGTGGAAAAATGCTGGCTTTCAAGCGAGACGAGAACTGTGGATGTGGGTCTAGACTTAGAAGTTGGAACCCTACTCGCACTCTAAACACTTTGAAAGGTAGATAATGCTACTGGAGCCGTTGACTTTTGTAATACTTGCGTTAGCTGCGTTTAGAGTTACTCGTGTAATTACGACTGACGTAGTTTTTGAAGCTGTTAGAGAGAGAATTTGGAAAAGATTCCCTCCATCTAAGGGTTTCGGATATCTAATCACTTGCGATTGGTGTACTGGATTTTATGTATCAATCGCTTTTGTCCTTGCTTACCTACTAGTCCCAGTAATTGTATATGTGGTATCATTAGTACTGTCCATATCTGCAATTATTGGTCTACTGGCGAATCGCTAAACCTAGGAGCCCCCTTTGGGAATTTTTAAAAAGAACGCAGACCAGCCGAGACGTAGATCTGCCACCGGCTTGCGTGCATCCGCACCACGAACTGCTACTCCAGTTGCCCCTGGCATTTCAGTAGACTCTTTTGGACTTGTTTACGCCGAGCCCGTTGCCTTTAATGCTCCTCGTCCGCTTACTGCAGCAGCTGCTCAAATCAAAATTGGTGACAGAGGCGAAGCCGAGCTTTTTAAATCCCGCCGTCAGTCTGCTTCATCTAGCTGGCAGACCGAAGCATGGGAATACTACGATTCAATTGGTGAAGTTAAGTATGCATTCAATCTTGTTGCGTCTGTTGTCTCTCGCATCCGACTTTACGTTGCTGTTGTAGACGACCCAGCCGAGTCTCCTGTTTCGGTAGATAAGTCAAACACAATCGACCCTCAGCTAGCTGCCGCAGCAAAGCGTGCTCTTGCTCGTCTTGACTCTGCTTATGGAGGCCAGTCAGGTCTTCTCAAAGACTGCGCTCTTAATCTTCAGGTTACTGGTGAGTGCTACCTAGTCCAGATTCCAGAGCGTATCGGTTCTGGTCTTCCAGAAAGCTGGGACATTCGTTCCGTAGACGAACTACAGGTCGACTCTAAGGGCAACTACGTAATCCAACCTCGTCGTGAAGTTGGTGGTGGTGTTCCTTCGGCTATGTCAGCTGGTAAGGGTGCTATCAAACTTCCAAATGATGCGTTTATCGGACGCGTTTGGAAAGCTCACCCTCGCTACTCCCAAGAATCCGACAGCTCGCTACGTGGTCTACTCGATCTTTGTGCGGAACTACTTCTACTCAACCGTACATTCCGTGCGACGGCGCGTTCCCGTCTGAACGCTGGCGCTCTCTACTTACCAGACGGTCTATCAGTAGCTGCGTCTCCAGACCCAGACTACCCTTACGATGAAGACGGCAACTACAACGAACAGTACAACCCTGAAGAGGCTGCCGACGACTTCGAAGACCAGCTCATCGATGCGATGACAACTCCAATTAAGGACGAAGATTCAGCGTCAGCTGTCGTGCCGCTGATCATTCGTGGTCCAGCAGAGCTTGGTGACAAGATCAAGCAGTTCAAGTTTGAGCGCTCATTCGACGCATCTCTCGTTCAGCGTGCTGACCGTGTACTAGAGCGAATCATGCAGGGTCTAGACGTCCCTAAAGACGTCGTTACAGGTCTTGCTAACGTTAAGTACTCTAACGCTCTTCAGATCGATGAAGCCCTCTACAAGGCTCACATCGAGCCGTTGATGCTTCTTATTGCTGACGCACTGACTGTTGTCTACTTGCGTCCATACTTGATTGCAAATGGCTACGCTGAAGCAGACGTTAAGCGAGTACACATCTGGTATGACCCAAGCCAGATTGCAACTCGTAACGACCGTGCATCAGATGCCGACATGGGCTTTGACAAGATGGCCGTCAGCTACGACACTTGGAGACGTGCTCACGGATTCTCAGACCAAGATGCTCCAAGCCCTCAAGAACTTGGACTACGTTTGGTCATTAGCAAGGGTATGATTACTCCAGAGTTTACCGAGTCCATGCTTGCTGCTGTTTCCCCGGAAATTATGGATCTAGTCCGAGCTAGGTCTCAGGCGAATAACCCAGCTCCGATGACACCAGACATTCAACAACTTCTAGAGGGAGGCGGCCCAGGGGCAGTTCCTGTAGTAGAAGGAACTCCTCCACCTGCTCAACCGCCAATCCCGCTAGCCGAACCCGAGGTATAACAAATGGAACGCAAAGTCGAACTAGTAGAGAAGCTAAGCCACCTACTTTCTGATGTAGTAACCGCAAGGGCTATTGCCCAGGGATATCACTGGAATGTCAAGGGTGTCGAGTTTACTCAGATGCACGATTTTTTTGGTGAAATCTACGAAGATTTTGAAAGTGCTGTAGATCCCCTAGCCGAATACATTCGTAAGCTCGGATATGACTCTCCGTATTTTCTAACCGACTTCACTGAAATGACTTGTCTTGGAGACGAGCCTCGTCTTTTTGGCGACTGCGTCGAAATGCTTGAGTCCCTATTAAACATCAATAACACTCTCAACGCATGTGTGCTCGGAGCTTTTCAGTTGGCTGATGCCTGCAACGAGCAAGGCATTGCCGACTTCCTAGCTGGCCGTGATGACATGCACAAGAGATGGAGCTGGCAGCTCCGCTCTTCACTCGGTACTCGATAATCGTGTCTGACTACCTAAGAGATGTCTTAGGTGCTGGTAATCCTTATTCTGCTCAGCCCCTAGGACTGGTTGCTGATTCCGGTCCGGATATTCCGGGCGGGGAGGGTGCCAACAAAGGTTTCTGGCGTAGGCAGTTAAAAGATCGTCTTATGCGATTTGCCAAAATGTATGGCAACGTATTGTTCGATGTCGAGATAGAAAACATAGGCCGAGTTTCAGGTCACGGGCAAATTATTGATGCCGTTGCATCTAACATTGCACTAATTCGTATAAAAAATCACCCTATCCTAGGCGACATGGATTTACCAATCCCGTCTACCCAGTTCGAGGTAGTTGACGCCATTATTCCAGATGCGGACTACGAACGTATCAGCGGCAATGACGTTACACCAAATAACGAGCCAACTCCCGAACTAAAAGACTCAATTACTGGAGACGAAGCTCTTCAAAAGATTTATGGCCAGATGGGCCTTCACGCTAAAAAGTCTGGAAGATTTGCTGTTGGACGTAGCGTCAAAGATGTCAGAGCTGCCGCCAAAGAAACTTACAAGCCTGTTTACGAAAAGCTCAAGGTCGAGTATCCAGAGCTTGTGTCCGAGTTCCCTGACTACGAGTCCTACTGGGACTATGCTTCAAGTAGTCTTGCAGCTGGAGTCTTCACTAGGTGGGCTGACTCAGTTGACGAGATCCCTGAACTAACTAAGGCCAGCAACAAAATCTATGCCAGAGAAATCCTTGGTCTCAAGGAAGACGGCATGATTGAGTTTTATCGTAACTCTATAAATCACAAGAGCAGCGAAGAACTTGCTGGTGCTGGTTATGCGTCCCTAGACCGCCGCATGGCCTGGGACTACAACTCTTATTTGATTAAGTACGAAGACAATGGGCTTACTGAAAATGATGGACGATACACTGTCAGAGCAAAACCAGACGAAGTAACTGGACTTCTCGGTATCAGCGGAGCTGAAGACGAGTATGGTGTTGTAATCGGTCTTGATGTCACTTCTCAGCCTGGTCGCGTTACACGAGTAGGCGATCTAGAGATGCAGCAGGTTGCCCCATGGAGCAATGACATTCAGACATTCGACCGAAGTGGCGGTGGCTCTCCATTTAGACGCGTTAGCCCAGCTTCTCAGTTTGAGGTATTTGCTACTGAAACCCCGGTTCCAGGGGAAAACTACTCGGACTTCTATGAAGCTTTTAATCTTGATAAAGAATCTAGACCCATTCCAACCAAGTGGGATGAAATGTTTGGCGAAGGATCATTCGACGCCTTGAATGGTGACTACCCAGGTTATAGAAGTATTCAACGTCTTTTTATTGATGCCGGTGATGGCAAAGTTGGTCTAGACATGATGGAGTTAGATCAGATCAGTTCCCGTGATTCTCAGGATCCGCAGGCAAATGACACCTACGACAAAACTCTAAAAATGCTTTCTGTTATTCAGGAGCTTTCTGGTAAAACCTTTATGGTACATCGCGGGCATAATCCAGATGACCCACGATTAGATGAAGTTAAAGACAAAGAACCTGCTGTAAACGTAATAGATTTTTCTAACTTTGAAAAGGTCTCAGGGCAGCTAGGCTCTAACCCTGGTGGCGTCTACAGGGATCCAGAAACTGGCAACCAGTATTATGTCAAGATTCAAGACAAGGATCGTGGTAACAATGAAGCACTGGCATCTGCAATCTATAAAGAAGCTGACTTAGGAACTTTAGAAGTTAAAGACGGAATCTTAGACGGTGAACCAATAACATATACCGAGTGGAAAGAAGGGTTAACTCCACTATTTGGACCTAAAGCAAATGATTTAGGCTACTCCAAGCGTCAGGAAGCTTTAGATGCTGCAAAAGAGGGCTATTTAATCGATGCCTGGATTGCCAACTGGGATATTGTTGGTGAGGGTCTAGACAATATCAGTACAGATAAAGACAGTAATCCTATACGACTTGATTCTGGAGGTGCTCTACTTTATAGAGCTAGGGGTTCAAGAAAAGGCGGTGCATTTGGCGATGAGGTCGTAGAGCTAGAGACATTTAAAGATAGTTCCAATACTGCTGAGTTAATGTATGGGAGTATGTATCTTTTTCCAAAAGCGGAGCGGGACTCTTACGAAAAACTAAAAGCTATTAGTCCCGAACGTATTGACCAGCTAGTTGACCAGTATATCTCTAACCCGGACGACAACAAAGAGCTAAAGGATAAGCTTAAGGCTCGTCGTCAGTTTATTCTTGACAAATATGAAAATAGCTATTTACTCACTGGTTCTGAGTCAAAGCTTTACGGGTCAAAAACTACTCAGAATATTTCTAAGGAAGATAAAAAAGCAGTTAATAACTACACCAATGCCGGACACCGATATATAAATAAATATTTACGTGATCCAGAAAATCCTGAATATCAAAAATCTAAAGAATCTGCTGAAAAGCTAAATAATATTATTAAAGACAATACTTTAATTGAAGACACTACTCTTCTTAGAGTCGCTGGAAACTTTGATGAAGATTACCAGCCAGGTGACATTATAGAAGATGCCGGAATTCAAAGTACAACTAAGGTTGGACGTTCTGCAATCCACTCCACTGTTATGGACAAACTCTATCCTGGTGATCCCGAAGCAGCAGAATTCCTAGGCTACACAACGTACACAATTAAAGCCCCTGCAGGAACTCCCGCACTTGATGTTACGGACATGAGCCAGTTCAGAAGCGAGGGAGAGGTTCTTCTTCCTGCTGGAACAAAGTTCAAGGTCCTGTCTTACGAGCGTAAACCAGTGAGCGAGTTTGGAGGCAGCTACAGAAATATAACCGTTGAAGTAGTTACTGACCAAGAGGTAGAAGAACTTTCTAAGCCTAACGTAGAGCAACCTGTTGACTCTGCCCCCGAAAAGCCCGTGCCAACATCTGCAGTTCTTGACCGCTTAATTAAAGACGGAGTTGTTTACTTAGATTCAATTCCAGACAGCACTATTGTAAGTGACCTAAGTGTTGACGATATACCCGAGGATCAAAGAAGAGCTTTATCAACATATTCAGGTAGTGATTATCAGGTAATTAATAATCTATTAAGATTTGGTCCTGAAAGTGCATATACTCCAACTAAAAGTATCAATAAAGTAGTTAAAAATCTTGATGACTTAATTGAATCTAAAGGAACTGTAGAATCAGACAGCGTTGTTTTTAGGGGAATGATTGAGACAGAAAGATATGAGGATAGCGACATTCTTATGTCAGAGATGCTTGATGATTTAAAACCTGGTGATGTAATTTCAGACCCTGCATTCCTTTCTACTAGCTCTGATAAAAATGTTGCATTACGTAAATTTGGGCCAGGCAACATGACAGACGAGGACTCAGAACTTGATGCATCAAATCCAGTGTATCAATCCTCATCATTTTGGGTAATCAAAGTTCCAGGGGGGTCTAAGGCATTTGCTACGCCAGAAAAAGGCTTTGGCTACGCAAGTATTGAAAAAGAAGTTCTTTTACCTAGAAATACTCAGTTAAGAATTGATGGTATTAAGAAGGTTGCTCAGGAAGAAGAGGGCGGCGAAAACGG